CACCAGTTGGGCCTGTTGGGCCAGCAACACCTGGAACGCCTTGTGCGCCAGCAGAACCGGTTGGGCCTGCTACACCTGTAGGACCTGTAGGACCGGCGTCACCTTGAACACCTTGCGAACCTGTGGGGCCAACGATACCCTGAACGCCTTGAGTGCCTGTGGGGCCTGTAGGACCTTCAATACCTTGGATACCCTGTGCACCGGTAGGTCCAGTGGGGCCAGTAATGCCAGAGGTTCCTGTAGGACCGGTAGGTCCGTGGTCACCTTGTATACCCTGAGCACCGGTTGGGCCTGTGGGGCCGTGATTACCGGCAGTACCCGTCGGACCAGTAGGTCCGTGGTCACCTTGGATACCTTGAGCACCGGTCGGACCAGTTGGGCCCGTATTGCCAGTAGCGCCTGCGTTACCTTGGATGCCCTGAGTACCCTGTACGCCCGTGGGGCCTGTTGGGCCCGCCACAGTAGAAGCCGCGCCTGTAGGTCCAGTTGGGCCTGCTACACCCTGAGCGCCGTCAAGATTGACTGTCCAATCAGCAAAAGTACCAGTCCCTGTATTATGTGTAGAGTCAAAAACTAACACACCTGTAGATCCGTTATATGAAATAACAGGACCTTTCATGTGGGTAACATTATCACCGTTGTAACTGACAATAATATTTTGGTCTTCACTATAACTAAGCCCGGTTTCAACTGTTAATGTATGTGTATTATTATTAACAGTAAGAGACGTTGTACTAGTAGTTTTATATCGGTCACCATTTAGACCAGCGGTACCAGTAGGACCTGTTGGGCCAGTTAAACCTGTATTTCCCTGAACGCCCTGAACGCCTTGTGCGCCGGTCGGACCAGCAACGCCTTGAGTTCCTTGAGCACCAGTTGGACCAGTTGGACCAGTTGGGCCATGGTCTCCTTGAATACCAGTTGGGCCAACGTCACCTTGGATACCCTGGGAACCTTGCGCACCAGTTGGGCCTGTAGGTCCGTGATCGCCTTGGATACCAGTAGGACCAACATTACCCTGAATGCCTTGTGCGCCAGTTGGGCCAGTAGGACCAGCTACGCCCTGAATACCTTGAGTGCCGGTGGGGCCAGTAGGACCAGTTGGGCCGACATTACCCTGAGCACCTGTGGGGCCAACAGAACCGGTAGGGCCAGGAACAGTAGATTCATTACCTGTTGGGCCTTGAACGCCCTGAATACCTTGAGGGCCAGTTGGACCAGTAGCGCCTACGTTACCTGTAGCACCAGTTAGACCTTGAGCACCGGTAGGTCCTGTATTACCTTGAATACCTTGTGCGCCAGTTGGGCCAGTTGCGCCAACTTCGCCTTGGATGCCTTGAACACCCTGAATACCTTGTGCGCCAGTTGGGCCTACATTACCTTGAATACCCTGCGTACCGGTCGGACCTGTATCTCCAGTAGCGCCGGTCGGGCCTACATTACCTTGAGTACCTTGAATGCCGGTAGGTCCGGTAGGGCCTGCAACACCTTGGATACCTTGTGCGCCAGTTGGGCCGACAATACCTTGAGTACCTTGAACACCGGTAGGCCCTGTGGGGCCTGACAAACCTGTTGGGCCGGTAGCACCGGTATCACCTGTGATACCTTGAATACCCTGAATACCTTGAGCGCCAGTTGGGCCAACTACGCCTTGAATACCTTGAATACCTTGAGCGCCGGTGGGACCTGTCGCTCCCGCACCTGTGGGTCCTGTTGGGCCGTCACCTTTTAATGCGCGAACAACAATTGAATGCCCGGAAGCAGGCGCAACTACAAAGTTAAGTGTTGTTCCCGAAACAGTAAAGTTCGTTGTTGGTCTTTGTGCAACGCCGTTTAGGAAGACAAAAATATTCTCAGTAATGTATCCGGAGGCAATCGTAAACGTTGTCGTAGTGCCGTCGCCAGTAAACGCAAATGTAGTTGCTGAGAATGGAAAGCCTGTACCAGCAGCACCAGTTGGGCCAGTAACAGAGGGACCAGTTGGGCCTAATGCACCAGTAGGGCCTGTAGGACCAGCAACAGTTGAATCAGCACCAGTTGGACCTGTGGGTCCGGTAACACCTTGAATACCTTGGACACCTTGAATGCCCTGAACGCCTTGAACACCCGTAGGACCTTGAACGCCTTGTTCACCAGTTGGACCTGTGGGACCAGTTACACCCTGAATACCTTGTACACCTGTCGGGCCTACCGCACCAGTAGGGCCAGCTACTGTTGAATCTGCACCAGTCGGGCCAGTCGGGCCAGTAACAGCGGGGCCAGTCGGGCCTAATGCGCCTGTAGGGCCAACAACGTTAGACGCTGCACCAGTTGGGCCAGTTGGACCTTGGACACCTTGAGCGCCGTCAAGATTGACTGTCCAGTCTGCGTACGTACCAGAGCCCGTAACATTAATAACATCAAAAACTAAAACGCCGGTGATGCTGCTATAAGAAACGACAGGACCATGCAAATGCGTTGAGGTATCACCGTTATAGCTAACGATAATGTTTTGAGCTTCTGAATACGACAGCCCTGTACCAATAGTTAATGTTTGGTTTGTACCTGTTGCAACAGCCAACGAGGTTGTACTAGTAGTCCTATAGCGGTCACCTGCGGCACCTGTCGCGCCTGTCGCGCCTGTAGGGCCAACAATACCTTGAGCACCAGTTGCACCCGTAGGGCCAACAATACCTTGGATACCTGTGGGACCTGTTGGGCCAGCAATAGTAGAAGCTGCGCCCGTTGATCCTGTGGGGCCAGTAGCGCCAACAAGGCCTTGAATGCCTTGAGGGCCTGTGGGTCCAGCGACGCCTGTAGGGCCAACGATACCTTGAACACCTTGAACACCTTGAGGTCCTGTAGGGCCTAATGCCCCAGTAGGGCCAGCTACGCCTGTCGGGCCAGTTGGACCAACAACTTTTCCAGCGTTAATCCAAGCAGATCCATTCCAAGCATACAAATTCCCGTTAGAAACTACAACGTATGTATCACCCGTAGTATTACCAGAAATAGGCAAATCGTTGACGGTTGGAACAGTGCCTTTAATTGTAATACTAGTGCCTACTGCACCAGTTGGGCCTGTTGGACCGGAAAGGGGGCCAGAGTCAATCCATGGCATTATGTATTACTCCAGATATAGATCTTGCCTGTTGCAGCAACAAACACTGTTTGCCCTGGGCTGCCTGTAGCAGGTAAATCTGCAACTGTAGCTACAGTTTCATCAATTCCTAAACCAGCGCCTTGAGGACCGACAGGCCCTTGTGGCCCTACAGTGACAACTTCAATAATTGTAGGAGCAAGAGGCGTGTCCTCGACAATAAGACTTGTATCAGACCCTATTTCTTCAACAACTGTGTAGCTCATCGAGTTACCTCTCTAGAAACTTCAACATCCCCGTACAACAACCGTATAACGGTACCTGTAGAAGACATTAATTCTAGATCGTATTTACCCCGCTGCCAAGTAATAGCACCAGTATCAGCTGCAGCAACCAATAATTGTATTTTTCCCTCTGCGGGAGTAATAATAATTCGGTTATTAAGGGTTGTCAGCTCCAGCAAAACTGTGCTAGAAGACACCGTTTGCCTAATTTGCATACGAGCGGTATAGCCCGACAAATTTATTACAACACCAGCGTTGTTTTTCCAGACAAATGTTTTGTCTAGCGTTGCACCTTGCTCAATAACAAAATCATATGCAGCGGCGGTCATACAAACCTTTGATATTCAATTTGGACAGAAGCACGGGTCAATCCTTTGGCCACGCGGGTACGAACTTCGTTCATGCCGTCGCTGAATCGTTTCAAATACAACTGGGCTGACCTAGGATCGTAGTATGGTTGATCAGGCGTATCATACAAACGCGCACGTGCACCCAAGGTAATGAATTCGTAATAACGTTCAAAAATTTCTTCGTCAATTACAGAGGAAGCACGTGACGGTACAACGGCAACACGCAATTTTATTTGTGCATACTCAGAAGTTTGTGGCTTAGGAACCAAAGTAATTTCTTGCGTGCGGCTACGGAAATAGTAGTACGGGTTACCGTCCAAATCATTCCAATTGGATGTACGGTAAATGCGGGTAAGTTCTTCAACAGCTTTAGGAATTAGCAACTGATCGCCATACCATGCTTCCATGATATCAACGACTTTATACCCAACATCAGGTTCAAACGGATAAACTGAAACACCAACTATGCTGTTCATAGGAGTAAGTTCAGTCTGCAACACCCGAGTTTTTTCACAAAACTGAATAGCCGCGTTGCGAATAGCTTGCACGGCTACGATTTCAGGTACGTCTTTAACGAACTGAACAACGTCAGGTAAAAATGCCTCGTAAGATACGTCGCTCATGTTTGTGATCCTGGAATAGACACGTTACGTGGGTTCAATGCATTAACTGGGTCATTCGTTGCTTCCGTGGTTGCCTTACCCTGCAAAGCAACAGTAAATGTAGTTAAATAACCCTGTGCCAACTGAAGGCCTGGTGCGTATTCAGCATCTTTACTACATGCACGGTACAAAATGTAATCAACCAATGCGGATTGGAAGACATCAAAAAGAGGAATAACCTGAGACTCGGATGTCAGGTTAGCTGGTTGAGCTGAATAGTTCAACTCAATATATTGGGTCCCAGTGTTGGGAGGATATACGTAAAACGCTAGCTGGTCTTGTATGTCGTAAATAAAATTCTTGACTTCAACTTTTGGAATCCCAGTATGCCAGTACGGGTCAAACCCATCGAGCACCTCACGAGACACAATACGAATTGCACGACCGGGTGTTGTACCGTTAGTGCCCATATTGCGATAAATTTGTAACAACAACCAACCATCTGAAGGAAGTGTCTGCCGTGTTCCAGCAGTCAATAACTTCGAGACGGTGGTCGATGAAGCACTCGGTTGCATGGTTACGATTTGACGCATACCATCGTTTAACCAGCTGAGTAACTCAGCACGGGTCCAACGAACATTAGCAATATCAGTTAACTGAATTGCCGCTTTGTTAATAATGGTTTGAGCGGTTACCGTACCCATAATCTACCTTATGGAGTTACAGCGAGAGCTGCAACAATTGCGGGGACTTGTGTGCCAGACCACAAACCCTGAACAACCAAGTTGTCAGAAGTTGCAGTACCTGCATCAAGGCCAGTGATACCTAGAGCTTGTGTGTAAGTAAAACCTGCAGATACCAAACCGTCAATGTTGGCAGTAGTGTCTTCAGCAATTACAGCCTGCGCTTGGGGCAGGGACAAACCACTAGAAATGAGATCGTCAATAATGGCCATGGTGTTCTCCTTAGGTTAATAAATGGCAGGGCCGAAGCCCCGCCTTCTCCGGTAGGAGTTTAACCCGCAGCGACCAACAATGCCAGACCGTTTGGTTGTACGACGCTAGTGCCGTACACGTTCAAGCCGCGAACCAATGTACCGAAGTCATTGGGGTTCTGCAAGCTCTCAACTTTGGCGATCTGTGATGCAAAAGTGATGGCAGACTTGTGACCGGCAATCACAGCGTGACGCTTAACTGCACTAGTCAAGTTAGCATCAGAGTTGGTATTGGGGTTCAACCAAGTTTTGCCAGCAGCGCCACGTGGAACCAAGTTAGACACATACACTGTGAAACGGTCGATCATGCCGATCTTGCCGTTACGCAAAACGCTAGCAGAGTCGCCCATGAACTGAGCTTGTGCCAAGTTAGATTGCATCAGGATCTGACGCTCTGTGGGGGTGATGATCAACCAGCGGTCTGTTTCAGGAACGTTGGCTTCATCCAACACGCTAGACAAAGCAGTGATGCTAGTCAAGATGTTAGAAGCTGTCAAAGTAATCGCAGCCAAGTCAGTACCGAGGTTGTAGCCGCCGGAGATAGCACCAGCAGTAGCACCTTGGTTAGAAGCAGAACCTTGGTTAAAGTTAGTATACAGAACGTCGCGGTCGATCTGAATCTTCATCTGCATAGCAGCGTCATTGGTGAACATGTCCATCAATTTAGGCTTGGCTTGCAACTCGAGAACGTTGTTCACGTTCACGCCGAAGTATTTACCTTTGTTGATGACCAGCTGCAATGTGCTGGGGGCAGGAACTTCATAAGCCAAGTTTTGGCCGATAGAGTAGTTGTTGATGGTGATGGAAGGGATCGTGTTGATGATCACTGTGTCACCCATGCCGGTGATGTCACCTTGCCAATCAGTATTGGCGATTTCACCAAAAACTGTGGCGGCATAGAATTTCTGGGCCAGCTTGCCAGACCAGAGAGCGGGGATGAAAGAACCGGAGTAAGCGGTTCCAGAATAGGCAACCTGACCGCCGGGGGTGTTAAAACCACCGGAGTTAATGGGATAGGCTGCTGCTGCGGTAATTGTAGACATGGTCTAGTCCTTTTTTAAAAAACAAAATTAAAATTTGACCGCTACAATTTTGGCATTCTTAGCGAATTCGGCCTTCGTTGATAGCGGCATGGATATCTCTCTCAATTTGCACCGCTTCTGCCTCATCGATCATTCCCCGTCTCCATTCAGCGTAAAACGAATCAATATCCGATGTGGTATAGACACGTTTGTCAGCTGTCGAAGTTGTAGGAGCAGGCGACGTATGCGAGCGGGTCGGTGCTACTTGACGCTGAAGTTCCCGGTTAGCTTGTGGACGTGGAGTTGGAGCAATCGTGGCTTTATACTGCTTGAAGATCGTTGCAGTACGGTTCGCGTCTAGCGACTCATACGCATTGGTCAAAGCGTACTGGCGAGGCATCCCATAAACTGGGTCTACTTCAGCCAACCATGCCAGGAAACCTTGATCAATGTTCATGGCTTCCCAATCTGGAACTTGTGCACCTAGAGCAGCTTCGTAGCGATCTTTATCAGATACTCCTTGGCGCTCGGTTACATTTCCCAGCTTACTTTTCAACTCATTGATTTCGGCACGGAGCTGGGTTTCAAGGTCACGGTTACCCGCTAACTTCTGCTCAGTCGCACGGTCAATCAAATCCAACAAGTCAGAGCCAAATGCTTCTTTGTCTTGTTCAGTGATAAGAGGTTTCGCCGTAATTGGCTCCTGTCTGGGCTGCTGTGCTTTGGCTGTAGCCGCTTCTGCAATGAGACTTTGAACTTGTTGGTTCATCTCACGCATCTGCGAATGCAAACGTGGCACTTCAGCGTCATACATGCCTTTGAGCGTCAGGTACTTACGTTCCCAAGTTTCTTCCGGCACTGGTGCTGGTTTCGGTTCATTCTCTTGCGAGACGGGCTGTGTCGGTGTATCGGGGTCGGGCTGTTGTTCTATATCAGTTCGGGGCGCAGTCTCCGTTTGATCGGTCTGTCCTGTCATCTGGGCTACAAAAGCGTCAGCTTGTTCAACTTGTTCCTGAATTACACGTGGCAATGCCATATCTCTATCTCCTTCGCTCCGACTACGCTTTGGGACTCCGACTTTACGGTCAGTCTCTATTCGCTTACGGTCTGCTACTGTTAAATTAAAAATTTAGGTTTGCGCTCCGACTTAACGGTCTGCGCTTACCTGCGGATTTTGGCGTACAGCACTTCTGCTTGGTCCACCATCTCAAGGAATTCCTTGAGTTCGAGGTTCCGGCCTTGCAGCCGAGACTTCATTTCTTCACCTTGAACGTCCCCAAGTCTTTCTAAAGTTTCTTGGCGACGACTCTTCAAAAATTCTATCAATGGTTGCATCTCGGGAGAGCGCAGTAACCCTAGGCACCGCGCAACTCTTTCATCGACACGAACCATTTACTTGCACATGCCGTCTGTTTTTGCAGACTCTTGAGCAACTTCAGCACCACCACGCTTCAATGTAGCGAAGATGTTACCGTTGTCGCCGCCGCCACCGACTGAGCCGCCTTTAGACATGCCGTCTGTTTTTGCTGATTCTTGAGCGTACTCAGATGAGCGTGACTCTTTTGGGTTAATTGCTTGCATTTGAATGCTCCTTTAATAAACGAAATGATATACCGGAAAACAGTGTTGTCAACTACCAACACCAGGGATTGCTGCAAAATTATTTGTCACGGGAGCACCGTTCTCAAGTTGCGCACCGGGACTGGGGTTTGGTGGTGTACCACCTGCTTCGACTTGACCAGTTGCTTGGGCAAGCTGTTGCTGCTGAGCGAGTTGCGCGGCTTGCGCCTGCGCCATACGCTGCTTAATGATTTCCACTGGGGGAACAATCCGGTCAGGGTTCATATCCAGAGTCTTCGCGCCTTGGCGGAGCAACTCGGCAATACCTTCAATACCGATAATCTGCTGGGCAGCGGGGCTGGTCAATGCAATCTGCAAGAACTGGTTCTGGCGAACTTGCGCCTGCTCTTTGACGATCAGAGAAACCGCGCCGCGTGCGATGATGTTGACATCGCCCTTCAAGTCGGGATCAGTGCCGTAGCGCATGTTGTAATAATACAACCGGTCAATAACAGGAGAGATAACATTGGTGTCAATATTGGCAACAACCTGTTTAATGGCTTTACCAGCATTGCTCATCAACATACTCATACCAGAAGCAGTACGACCTGCGCCACCTGCAGGACTGTCGCCAGTCATGTAACGTGGGATACCTGTGTACTCATCAGCCAAGACACTGAACTTCTCAAACACTGCCATGAGCTCTTGTGACAACGAGCTAGGCTGGAAGAACTGCATGGGAGGTGCAGAACCGTTGAGCGGATCAGAAGTAACCTGCCATACTTTCCATGGGTACATCTGTGTGATGTTCTCGCCCTGCGGCAAGCGGTCGATGTTGTAAACCACCTGAGGACCAGAGGCAATAGACATGTTGTTCACCAGTGCGCGTGCAGTGGCATTACAAACGTCCTGTGCGTCGCGGCAAAGGTCAGCTACAGAGTTACCCCAGTACGCACCGGGAACTTCTTCGTAGGAGGCTTTGTAGTAAGGACGACGGCCCAGTGGATCGGGATTGATAACTGCTTTGATAACCCAGTCAGCGATGATCCATGCTTCAACAGGATACTCTGCAAGGGGATCAGGTATTTCGTCTTTAGACATACCCCAGTCAAGCAACAACTGGCCTTGCACGCTACCCCAGAACTGCAGAGCGTCAATCAGTTTAGAAGGATTCTGCTGAACGCCCATTGTGGACTTACCTTCAGCAGCGGCCTTGTTCATATCAACGTAAATCCAGTCACGCAGACCGCCTTTACCATATAACTCAAGCACCGCACGAATAGCACCTTCGCTGTAACCTTCAACGCCAATCATGGCTTGCAAGTCAGCACGAGAAAGTTTATGCCGCTCAATCAAATCACCCTGATTAACATCCGACGCATCAGCAGATGGATAGATGTTGAATGGATCAACACGCTCCCACTCCATCACCAATTCTTCTTGCTGATCTAACGTATATTGTCCGTCTGGAGTTGGAATCCATTTCAGTTTCGGACGCTTACGAATGATGGGACCTTTGATGAACGCTGATGGAAACGTTGTAATATCATCAAGAAATTCTGAAAACGCTTTAGACCAATTGCCTTCTTGCAACTGATCTTCCATCTTTACTTCCATGCGCTCTGCTGTGCGCTTGGCTAAGTCCTGCAGATGAGACAGTGCCATGTCTTTCATCTCGAGCAAACGCTCACGCACCTGCTGATCTGTCGGTGGCGTGCCGTTCATATACAACGCTTCGACTTCTGCCTGCGCTTGAGCCATGATGCCCTCTACCTCGTTAGGAGGTAAATCAGGCAGTGCTGTGGGAGTAATGGTCCAAGGCTTGTCGTCTGACGCTGTTACCAATGTATCTCGTAGCCAGCTCGATGCCGCACGGCATTTGTTCGATGTGATCATCATGTAGATGGTCGAACTACCCTGCTCACGCAGCTGAGCTAACTTATCAGGATCGTATTCACCGCGACGTGCCCGCACTGACTTGAGCATCTTAATCTCAGAGGTCATCTGCTTGGCCATCATAGATGACATCCACTGCTTACGGATATAACCGTTTAACGCTTGTACAACAGGCTGTGAATTGGCTTGCTGTGCATTAGCACGTTCTTCTGCCATCGCTTTGAGCGATTTAATAGTGACAAGGCCACCGCCCGCCGAGATAGTCCCCGGTGCGGCAGAATTCGTCATGTTCAAGCCAAGTTGCATAGTGCTACCTTACCAATATTTTGGGATGTGTCAAGTCCACGCGTAATCGACGCGTTTAACTTCAACGGCTTTTCTCTGCCACGTATCCCCGGTTACGTTTCCATCCGCATGTAAACATGCATACTGATGCGCATCAGCAATGTGGGAATGCGAGTTTTTCTCGGGCTTATCATCAGCCTCGCCGTTCTGCCTGATTTTATACCTATATCCGCCCCGAAGGGAAGCAATTAAATTTGTACAACACGGATCAATTAGATGACCTGGTTTGCCATCTACCGTACGTGTGAGCATCTTATCGACTGCATTGATACGTGCAACAACACTGTTGGATTTAGCCGATATGACTCTAAATCCCTCTTGACGCAAGATATCAAACACTGATCTCTCGTCTGTCTGCGCTCTCTGCTGCCCAGCCGGGTCGCCAATAATCAGCACATTCATACCAGCAAATCTATTTGCCAACAGCGGTTTGAGCTTCTCACGGCAGAACCGAAGTGTCCCCATACCGTCCGATACTAGGTCTGCAAACGTGAGCAATCTACCCTGCGCATCCACCTGATTGATCGTGCAAGCTGGGGTTAACCCGAAGTCCATACCAATGATAAGCGGATGGGTCTGTAATTTAATGTGGTTAAGCGTCTGCTTGGCTACATGCGTCTCTTTGTTAAACGCTCTGAACACTGGCTGACCTGAGAGTGATTTACCAAACTCGCCATGAACGTAGACGTCAATCCAGTCTTCTGACTTACCTTCGCACAAGTTCTCGTAGTATCCGTCCGGCAAAAACTGCACCCAGTCAGCTTCTTGAGACAGACCGGATGGCTGGATGGTCACGTGCATATTGTCTGGCGGCTCTGTCAAGAGTTTTTCCCAGAACGTATCACCATCGGGCGGATTGGTAGCACCCCATACTTTGTGAATTTGCTTGCCATCATCTGTGCAGGCACCCACACCGTTCATGGTTTTATCAGGGTATCTACCTAGACGACCAGTCAGCGCGTTGTAAATATCGGGATTAATCTCACGAAACTCGTCCATTACGCCAAATGTCAGCTGCAATGACAACAGACGTCTAACGTCATTGGCATCATCAAGTCCACGAAACAGAATCTCGCACTCAACGTCGTCAAACTTAAGCAAAAATTTACTGTTGGTTTTTTCCAACAGACCAGCTTCACCGTCTGGAAACCACTTCAAAAAGTCTGGAATTGTCGTGTCCCAGAGCATCTGACGGGTGTTACGAATCACAGCACATCGGCTGCGCCTGATTCCATCGGGGGACGCTTTAATCCGTTTTGCCTCGTAACCAATCTTGATAAGGCTTGCTGTTGTCTTAGTAGAACCCACAGGCCCTACGATGAAGTTAGCAAACTTGTCCGCCGATAAAAACGGAACTACTGATACCGGCGGTGTATATACAAGATTAGCCATCTATTGTCACAGGTGTGGGTTGTTGATTTGGAAAGTTAATCGTGATACTGAACTTCGGTGCAGCATTCGTAGCTACTTCCGCTTGCTTCTTATCAGGTTTGAGCCCAGCCACGTCTACCAAAGAATTGAAGACGCTCATCTTTTGCAAGATCGTACTGTCGTTTGATATAGCCTGCTTGAACATCTGACTCATCATCTCGTCGGCCATTAGACCTGCTTTGAGACGAAATGTTATTCCGTTCCTCGCAAATTCCGCACGCTGCGTTTGTACTGCGGTGATGAATGGGTCCCACTGTGATAAACGCTCCCACTTATCGCCTTCAAAACCAAACCTGGCTGCGATCACCACTGGGTCTTCTAATCCTGCAGCGCACTCCCAGACTAGCTGGGGTGGGATATCTAAAGTGACATGAGGTTCTTCTGACGCTGGAGCCAACGCAAATTCTGAATGATTTTTGTGAATCAGATCACCATTCATTTTTTGATGTACTCCATCAATGCCATTCTGATTATCTCAGCCAACTTAATACCCGTGCGTGCTGACTCGGCCCGTAGGGCTTCCAACAGGGGCTCGGGTAAATGGAAATTGTAACGCTTCACTTCTTCTTAGCCGTCTTAGCGGACTTGATGAAGTCCATCTTGCTAGGGGCACCTTTGTCACCGGGCTTTCTCATTTTTTCTTTTGAACCAGCGGCTATGCGCTCTTTCTTTGCGTTGATGTTTGCATAGAGTCCGGGTTTAGTAGCCATGTCATTCTCCAATGAGGGTTGATGTTGGTGTGTATGTTATGTGGGTTTTTAAATTTGTCAAGTGCAGTAATGGGTAAGAAGCTCGCCTGCCAATTCGTTGAACCCTAATTTGAAAACCAGAAAAAATTAGATTCTTCGTTCCCATTGCGCTGGTTTAACAACTGCACGCTTTGATTGTAGAGTGGAAAAGGTGTGGCTAACGTGTGTATGTATAGAAAAATGGGACTTGTTGTATGAGCAATAGGTAAATATAGGGCCCCCGTCCCGATCCATTTGGTCCACCCCTCCCCCCTCACCCGCCTTGTCGGGTCAAAACCTATGGTGTAGGGCATCGTATCCCTCAACTCCACGCTCTTTAAAAAGCAATATCGGTTCAATGTGTCGCTGACTTCGCGGTTCATGCTCTCAGAGTATCGGGCTCAAGTATGCGGACAAACACATCGCATCGGTATGGATGTTTGATCATTAAAAATTTAATAGCGTTTTCGCGGTTTGGGTGAAGTAACCGCGCGGTGAATCCGTCTCTTTAACCTAAACCGCAAGGCATGGTTTAAACACGCAAAGCAACCCGTGGGAGACGGTTTTATGGAGTGCATTACATGGTGTAGTGTATTCCTCGAAACTAACTTATTGGAGAAATCTATGTCCACCGAAATCGCAATCATTGACTCATCTGCTTCATTCACAATGTCTGTGAAAAAGCCTGAAAAGACTGGCTCACTGGCTCGTGCGATTGCCTTCGCTGACTCTGCTTCACGCAAGGGTTTGGCTAACGCAATCTACACTAAGCAATTGATCAATGGTCAATTCCGCCCCTTGGCTCGTGACATTATCGACACACTGGTTCCCAAATCAGCGCAACCTTATGTCATGGGTTTAGTGCCCGCAAGTGGCCCAATGAATCGTGCAAACCTGATCAGCTTGTGCTCTGCTGTTAAATCTGCAGTTGACCTCAAAGGCAAGGAACTCAAAGGTCAAAAGGCTTTCATGTTCAACTTGGTTGAGCGCATCATTTACTCTAGCGAAGCTGACATCATTGAGCAGTAATATGACTACACACATCTTGCCACGCGGTGTCCACATCGCTCCAATGCCTAGGCTCCGTGATGGTGAGGTTGGTCGCAAGGTTCAAGGCGGTTTACCGCCTGAGCCGTATCGTTCAGCCAACTGTCGCCTCACTGCCATGCACTCACGCAACCCAACGCGGTTGACCAAGTATCACAAATCCACACACGCAACCATAACTTATCGTGTGAAATGAATATTCCGTGTGGTTGCCACGGAATATTGTCTGGAAAATTCATAAGTTGTTGATTTCATTGAGCAATCTTAATTGAATTTTCAAATTTTCAAATATTCCATATAAATAATGCACACACACGCGAGCACGTGTTCATGTGTATCAATGTGTCTAATGATCTCATTACACATACATCTCATAAAACCTGTCTGACCCTCAGACTTTCACGGAATATTTGAATATTCTACCTGTATATCCATACAGCACCCGAAATACGTGTCAACCACACAGACTCGTAGGTAAGGAACCACTAACATGAATATTCCACGACACCTGCACATTGGAATATTGTCGGAATATTCACCACCACTAGGGATACTTGACTATCAGAAGTGGTAACAACAACTCACTTATTCAACCAAAACACGGAGCACACCTATCATGGCACACACGCACCTGATGTACTTGCACTTGGATTCCCTCATCGTTGAACCATCGTACACCGATGCACTTGACGACACACCTTACGTCTTTGAATTCAACGGGACTGACAACCCCATGGATGCTGACGACCCTGAGACCGCACTTCGCCACTATTACAAACAAGTTAGGGGTAACTAACATGCAATCCATTCTGTACGCCATTGGCTTCACTGCAGGCTTCTTTGTATGCGCATTCTTTGGTTGGTCTGACACATCCACACCACTGAATAACTTAATGCTCATGTTCTCAGGCTTCTGTCTGGGCGGCATGGCTGTATGTGTATTCGAGAACTGGGATAACTGATGAATGAAGAACATCTGCCCATATGTACCTGTTGCTATGCAGTCAGGGTAGAGCCACACCGAGCAAAGAATCCACGGCCTACCTGTATGGCATGTGGAGAGAAGCTCGCCAAAGAACGCAAGCACACCATCGTGCCCATGCCCAAATCAAACTACATCGTGGTGACTGACATGTCGCTACTGGTCAACCTTAACTCAAGCCACAAAGGAGGCAAATAATGCAAACATGGGAAGAATTCAATCGAATGAGCATGTCCGATAACTTCTACGGATGTGTTGGGCCTGATGGGTTGTGGTTCGACTCTGGCATGACATACACAACTGCAGTAACCCACTGCTGTTATCGCGAAGGGAAGTTCGATCTGTCAACAAAGGGCGAAGCTTTGTGGATGAATGACGAAGGGGCAAAGCTTGGGTACTCTGTTATCCATTCATCAATGATTAAACAGATGTATGAGAAGGGGCTAATCAAATGAAAGTGCGTAAGAACAAACACAAGATACTCGAGCGCATGGCAAACCCACCTTGGTGTAGCTCAAATACCATGTGGTTTATGCGTCACATAAAACCATGCAGAACTTATGAGAAGGGTTGCCCTGATTGTGATGCTGTCATGTTCCGCAAAGAACATGGGCGGTTTCCATACTCGCAAGATGAATGGTTTGCCTACTGTACGAAGGATATTAAATTCAAGGAGGACACATGTGGAATTATCGAATCGTGAATGTTAAATCTGAGAATGGCGGTGACGATTGGTACTGCCTGCAAGAGGTCTATTACAACGAAGAAGGCAAGCCCTATGGGTTTTGCAATCCATGCATGGGTTCTGAGACATACGAAACCATGCAAGGCGTATTAAAGATGATGCAGGAGGCAACTGTTCTACCGCCACTGCAAGAGGAAGATATCAATGCTAATGCAGGATGAATGCGAAGGCTATGAAATACAACGGCTGAGCAAATGGTTTGCCAGTCGTATCGACGCAAGACACACACTAAGGACTAACATGACCACACTCACATCACTTACATACAGTTTCTACTCAGATCCAGGACACGGCTGGTTACATGTCAAGCTAGACGAGCTTGTAGAACTTGGCATCCAAGATAAAATCAGTCACTACTCTTATATAAGAGGCAACGATGTATACCTAGAGGAAGACTGCGACATGTCAACCTTCATGAACGCCATGGAAGCCAAAGGCGTACAGATAAAACTAGCGTACATCAACGAGCGTGAGAGAGACTCATTCATTAGGACATTGCGAAAGTACCCATGAGCAAACGAGCAGAACAATATGAGCAAGACGAACGTGCCAAAGCAAAAGCACGAGTACATCAATCACCTATCACGGAGGCAACCAATGTACACACACTGGGAGAAATTCGAGCGAGTACTAATAGTAATAGCACTGGCGATACTGGCGTTAGACATATGGTATTGGAGACCATAGCGCGGATGCACGAAGCCCAACGCAACGAACTGGCATACCTTGAAGTCATGTCTATACTCAACAAGCAGTGGGCACTGATGCAAGTCAAACGCAGGTTCGATCAAAGTCACTAGGACCGACTGGGCCAACTGGCCCTCTCACTAAATTCTAGTGAGCCATCACAAGCTCACGACGTGAGCCTCAACTTCCCTAATATATTGAACACAAGCGTAGAACTTGTGAGTATCCCCGTGCGCAAGCACATAACTAACTGAAAGCAACCATGAAATACTCAGATATCAAACGATCTGCCCTAGCTAACTTTGCCAAGGGTAACCGACTTGTCCCCTACATCACTGGCAAACCTGGTGGCGGCAAATCTGCCCTCTGCCGTGACATCATCAAAGAACTTGGCATCTCACCCGAGCGCGTAACGGAGTTCAATCCATCATTGCGTGACCCAGTGGACATTATGGGTGTGCCTCGTACTGACAACGATGTAGCCAAGTGGATACCAATGCCTGAGTTCTATCGTATTCGTGACGATGGGACTGACCAACCATGTGCATTGATTATCGAGGAGCTATCCGATGCACCCCAACCGATGCAGAACCCAATGTGTCGGGTCATCTTGGACAAGTGTGCTGGCGAGCTCAAGCTTCACCCCAAGCTACACATCATTGCATCAGGTAATCGTACAGCGGACAAGTCTGGTGCCAATCGCATGACTACCAAGCTATCCAATCGTATGCAAGAACTGCAGTATGACGAGAACCTAGACGACTGGTGTGCATGGGCATTGGAGAACAACATCGCAGTTGAGCTCATACAGTTCATTCGCTTCAGACCCAACCTATTGTCTGACTTCGACCCCAATCGCAACATCAATCCAACACCACGGACTTGGGAGTTTGCCAATGAGGTAGACACGAGCCTGCCCTCTGATCTGTACTTCAGCAACATTGCAGGCTGTGTGGGTGAGGGTGCCGCGGCTGAGTACACAGGCTTCAAGCGTATCTTTGAGAACCTGCCAAACATCGATGGCATCTTATTGAACCCAAGCAAATCGAATGTGCCAAGTGACCCTGCAGTTCTGTATGCGTTAACTGGTGCATTAGCACACAAAGTATCCAAGGATAACTTTGACCGAGTCGCTGAGTATGTTGACCGCATGCCTGCTGACTTCCAAGTGATGTGTATCTTCGATGCACAGAAACTCAAGCCCGAGATTCGCAACACCAAGGCATTCATGCAGTGGGCTGTGAAGAACGCAAACGTTTTACTGTGAGGCAATCATGGGATACAGAACTGATGGCTTATGGCTGATACGCGGTACTGTTGATGACATAACTGCCGCAATGGTGAGCGCACGAATGAACCATCCATCTCCCGAAAGGGAGTTTGATATGGACTTCAGTATCTTTGAAGTGTATGAAGCTAGGCATAACAACGATGTAGTTGGCTATATCAAGCTCGAATTTCAGGGCTGGAAATGGTACACAAGTTACTCAGACGTTCAGTGGTTAGAGCGTCTGTGGGCGTATTGGAGAGAGGACCCTAAGTTATCGGGAACTCGTATCCATACTGGTGAGGAGGAGAACGATGTTGAAGTAGACAGATTTGGGGATGACCCAACTGATGTGTACATCACTCGTGAAATAGTAGTGGGTGAAGCCACTACGGGTAATTACTTATTTAACACAGAGGAGAGCAAACATGCAATTAACAACACTGGCAGATAAAGCAATGTTGGTCAAGCTGACCACACGCAGAGCCAATCTATCCACACGTGACATGATGGCAGAGGAGTATCTCCAATCTGAATTGGGTGACACTGCATTTGTCGTGAACAAGAAATTGTTTCGTGACCCTAGCAATCCAATCAGTAGGTTACTAGCGCAGGCTAGTGAAATATATACCTATCATAAATCGCGCACACTGCCGTACATTGACAAAGGCCCACGGCTACTGCCTAACGATCAATACTTTGAGTACACACAGAACATGCGTGGACTCATGAACAAGGTTGACTCGATGATGGCACTGCTCATGCCTAAGTATGATGACTATGTACAGCTTGATGTGCAGTCGAGACTACTGGCCGATACAGGTAAGGTTAAGCCTGCCAAGTATGTAGCACCGAGCGCATCGGACTATCCAACTGCGGAAGAATTCCAAACACGCATTGGACATGACCTACGCTTTACCCCACTGCCACAAGCAAGCCACTTCTTATTCGATATCAGTGATGAGGATAAGCAAGCATTCGAAGCATCAATGAATGATGTTGCTGTTCGTGCTCGTAGTGAAGTCATCAAGAAAATGATGGAGCCACTCAAGCACTTGGTTGACAAACTGAACAAGCCCATTGGTACCGATGGTGCAATCTTCAGGGACTCAGCCATACAGAACGTCATCGAGGGTGTCGAGATGGCTAAGCGTCTCAACGTTGGTGGAGATACTGACGTAGTTGAGATGGCTAGAGTTATCGGGGACGCGGTGTCACTGTTCGCACAGAACAAGGAAGTATTGCGTGAGTCACCAATCGTTCGTGAACAAGCCGCTAAGAAGCTTGACTACATTGCACAGCAGATGGGTGCACTATACGGACAACCATGATGTTATCAGACTTTGAACTACTACTATTCGGTGCGTTTGCGGGTATTGCAATCATGTATTTCAAACAACGCATACGCAACGAAGTACAGGAAGAGTTTCTTTATCACCTATCACGCATTATTGCGGGTGTGGCTGACAAGGAACTCACTGTTAGGCGAAACACTAAAGACACAATTGAAGTCATTAAAACGGAGGATAGCAAATGAGCATACACAACCAAAACATGAGTTACTGGGATGTTGCCCGACTCACTAAGATTCCTGGGGCCACAGTGACTACATATGTAGACCCTGCAGGGTGGACAGTTAGGATGAAGAACTCAGTCAAGCGAATGATCGTGGAAGGCGTAGCACGAGGTGGGTGGTCATCGGTGGCTGTTGTTCTAACCAAGGGACTGGCTGACTACCATAACATGCCGATTCGCAGAGAGTATGGGACCAACGATGCCAAGGGTGAGAACTTAACTCCCGCACAAGTAAATCAGATACATGAACTCATCATGGGTGACTTTGCGGTGTATCGTATGAACAATCCTGAAGCTAGTCAGCACTGGATGACTCGTAGGTCTGAGAGTGTTTCCCAAGAGATAGAAAGGTTGCTCGACAAGCACTCATATGACTACCATTTCTTCTCTGTTGCCAATGCTAAGAAGGCACGAGCAATCACACCACTAATAAGAAGCCAAGAAGACTTGGACAAAGCGTATCTGATTTGCGATGCAGTTGATCGCAATGAAGTATTTACATTCAGCGTAACTAGAGGTTAAACATGTCAAACAAAATTGATAAAGCAAAAGCGCAGATCGTTCTCGATCATCCATTCTGGGCAAGCATCTTACTCAAACGCCCATTGGTTGAGACACGTGATATACCAACACTGGCAGTCGATGGTCGGGCTCGTATCTATTACAACCCTGACTTCATCGAGAAGCTACCTGTACCACAAGTGGTATGGGGTCTATGCCACGAGGTCGGTCACGTTATCGGTCAGCATGCACTGCGTGTCGGTAGTCGCAATCGTAAGAAGTGGAATTATGCAGGTGATGCATGGATTAACGACATGCTAGATGATGGCAATGTCGGTCAGCGTATCCCCAACTGTGTGGATATCAAAGGCTCCAAAGACGATACAGTCGAGAACATCTATGACTCATTGCCTGACAATGAAGACGGTGGTGATGGTCCTCCCAACGATGGCACTGGTGACGATGTGATCTATGGTGATGGTGGCAAGGAGATGACCCAAGACGAGATTCGTGAGATGGAGGGTCAGATCAAAGTCGAGATCGCTCAGGCAGCACAAGCCGCCAAGATGCGCGGTAAGTTATCCGCTGCTTTGCAGGATATGGTTGCAGGTATGCTCGAGTCCAAGACCCCATGGTATGAGATTCTCGAGAAGCACTGTGTGTCCCGTGTCAATCAAGGTCAGTCATGGCGTAGGCCTAACCGCAGGTTCGCTGATGTGTACTTGCCTAGCGTAGATAAGTTGCCACAGATGGGTGAACTTGTTGTGCAAGTCGATGTGTCTGGATCTATCTCTAAGGTTGAGCTTGATCACTACAACGGTCACCTATCACGCATCATCGAGCAATGCAGACCATCCAAGGTTCATGTCTTGTACACCGACACTGCTGTAGTTAAGCATGAAGAGTTTGATTGCGGCGAGGAAGTTGGGTTGACCTTCTACTCAGGCGGTGGTACTCACATGCCTGCAGGCTTTGACTACTGTGCAGAACATGGCATTGACCCTGAAGTGTTTGTGTGTCTGACTGATGGCTATACAGACTTCGCTGAAGCTCCTAGCTTCCCAGTGGTGTGGTGTATCAGCAGTGAGATTGAAGCACCCTATGGTGAAAATGTCCACTTCGAACTCGAGTCTTAATCGGGTCATAAGCGAACAACAATTCAGTGATGCGAGAGCAAAGACTGCGGTGCTGTACAAGTTAACCAAGGTCATGCTCCGCATGGGTTCGTTCGATCATCTCTTTAAGCTACAACTGGCAGGCATGAATGTCATCCATACAGTTACTGCTAAAGATATTAACTACTCCAACCCAACAGGGAAGGACGCAGAGAAAGTCATTAAGCTAGGTTTGAACAACGCTTCAACACCAAACCTTAGTGGCTACTATGACGGGCAGTGGGTGCACTACACCCCAGAGATGCGTATGAATCTTTACAAAGATACTGCCCTAACAGCTGGAATGTCTCTTGTCAGGCATTCAATTTATTATTAATCTTGGGGTTAGTCCCTATTGATTATCACGGATAATGACTTAAACTTACTAACTAAACGGAGCAACAACATGGCTTATGTAGCAATTAGCAACCAACTGATGGAAGAAGTACGCGGCAAGATCAGCCGTATGCGAGAGGCAGAACTCAATACTTTACCGCCATCAACTGAGAATCTGTCGTTCAGCTATATCCCACAAGACTACGAGGTAATGATTTGGGGTGACCACTTGCATCTTAAGAGTGTTATCCCTGATACGTGGAAACGATATGTCGATGAGGTACGGGGCACAGCAGAGTACATACACAATGAGCGATCACACAAAGCACACTTGTATGTCAAGCTTGGCAACAAAGTCGCAGCTCCTCCAATCCCCAATGCCAGTAGTTATCGTGCTGACATTGTTATGCCTAACACACACCCCGACATGGTGGCTGTCATTGAGCGTAACAAACAGTCAATAGATATTACTGACAAGTGGAGCGCGTTGAGCAATAAGATTCGCGACTTCTTGAACAACTGTAAATCGCTTAATGAAGCAGTCAAGCTGTGGCCTGATGTACGGGTCTACATTCCTGAGTCCTACATGAAGCGTATGTTGGCTAAGTCTGAGCGCACTGCTGAGAAAATCAGCAAGGCATCGGAGTTTCTTAAACAGATTGACACTGACCATGCTATTGCAGCGGCAGTCAGTGCACGTATGGCAGGAGCCAAACTATGACAGAGTACCAACTCATGCGCAAAGCAATCACCACATTTAAATCATACAAGGTAGACAAACATGTTAAACGCAATTACCAACGCCAGTGGATTCTTTCGATCAAAGCCCTCGGGGACAAGTGGAAAGGAATCCAACAGGTCAAGCGACTCGATCAGCCTTTCCCTTATTGAGAAACGATTGGCAAGGATGGAATCCCGCCTTGTCCAACTGATGATTCATTTAGAACTAGACCCCAAAAGGAAATCATATGAATAAACCACTAGCCAGTGAAACACAGATCGGTGGTGAACACTACCGAAGTAAAGATGTTCAGCCGTGGACTGCCATGCAGTCATGGATGAGCGCAGAAGAGTTTGAAGGATTCTTGCGTGGCAACGTCATCAAGTACATTGCTAGATACAAGGATAAAGATGGTGTTCGGGATGTGCTCAAAGCCCGTCACTATCTTGAGCGTTTACTAGAGCACATTGACCGCAACAACGAAGGAAAATAATCATGCCAGACTTAAGGAGCGAACTCATGAAATTAGATAACTTGCAATTCGATGACGATGTTCAAGCAACACCTATCATTGACAAAGCCGAGCAAAAACGTTTGAAGCAACGCGAGTACAACGCACGTTACATTGCCAAGAAGAAACTGCTCGCGGCAGGTAAACCGCCTACAACCAAGACCAAAGTAAAACCCAAGCCCGTGGCCACTGGTAAGTCTGATGCATCCATTGTGATTAGTCAGATGCCAGTTATGTTGGCTAAGGAAGTGTATCTTGAACTCAAGAAAGTATTTGAGTCGTGACCAACTGGCCTTTCCCTGACGAGCCGCCCGAGCATGAGCCACTAGACAAACTACCCTTTAACCCTGACAACGAGGAAGAGGCACCCATATGAAAAGTAGCGGACTGGATTGTTGTACCTATGATTGCACACAAGGGCGAGACTGTCCGGTCCGCCAACGTAAATTGGAAGAAGTAAATGAAAAGCAACCACAATATTATTCGAGACTTATTGCAAGAGTATCCCGATGGCTTAAAGTCGAGCGACATAGCAAGGCTAACGGGGATAAACAATCGTTCAGTGAATAAGTCATTGGAGAGTGTGTTTGGTGTCTACATCGATAGATGGGAAAAGTCTACGTATCGAAATAACTTAGCCGCTATATGGGTCATCGTTGAGGTGCCCGAGAACTGCCCTAAACCCAACAACACTGGAAGGAGGTCACGTGAGCGGATTCGTACAGAAGAGGATTGATATTGGAAGCAAGCAACCCATTCACCAACTTAGGCTTTGCGACAAATGCCAACAAGAAAAACCCCCCGAGGGAGGCATACACATGAGCCCAACCAGATGGCACTGTGCGTATTGTTGGACAAAGCGCGTAACAGTTAGGAACATAAAATGAAGTACATCACTCTGGACTTCGAGACCTATTACTCAAAAGAGTTTAGTCTGTCCAAGATGACGACCGAGGCGTACATACGGGACCCGCAGTTTGAAGTCATTGGCTTCTCATACAAGGTGGGCAACGAGCCTGCCAAGTGGGTCACTGGTTCTAATGGCGAGATCGCTATGGCACTGGAAGAACTGGACATACCAAACAGTTATCTGATTTGCCATAACATGGCGTTCGATGGAGCCATCCTTGCATGGCGCTTCGGCATCATTCCGAAATACTATCTAGACACACTGTCAATGTCACGACCCATTACAGGCCTAACTGTCGGTGGTTCACTCAAAGCACTGGCGGAGAAATTTACCGATGGGCATAAGGGTACTGAGGTAGTTAATGCACTGGGTAAACGCAGAGGTGACTTCGATTCCCGGGACCTTGCCAAGTACGGTGACTACTGTAACAACGATGTAGAACTTACTTGGACTCTGTATAACATTCTGAAGAAGGATAACCCTCCCAAGGAACTGTACATACAAGACCTGATGATTCGTATGTTCACTGACCCAGTGCTTGAGTTGGACAGAGATGTTCTGATTGCTCACCTGAACAATGTGCAAGACAAGAAGGCCAAGCTGATGGAGCGTATTGATCTGTCCATTGGCAGAGACGCACTCATGTCCAACCCACAGTTTGCTGAGGTGCTAAAGAAGCTAGGCGTTGAGCCGCCAGTTAAGACAAGCCTGCGCACTAACAAGGAAGCATATGCGTTCAGCAAAACCGACTACGAATTCAAAGCGTTACTCGAGCATCCTAATACAGCAGTGCAAGCCGTCGTTGCTGCGCGTCTCGGCATCAAGTCTACGCTTGAGGAAACCCGCACCGAATCATTCTTGGGTATTTCTGAGCGTGGGGCGTTACCGATTCTCTTGAACTACTGGGGCGCACACACTGGTCGTGCTAGTGGTGGCGACAAGATGAATTTGCAGAACTTACCAAGGGGTGGTGCATTGCGTAGATCAATCAAAGTACCCGATAACCATGTACTTGTCGCAGTTGACTCTGCACAAATTGAAGCACGTGTCGTGGCGTGGCTGGCCGGTCAAGAGGACTTGCTTGTTGACTTCCGCAACAGTGTGGATATTTATTCTAAGTTTGCATCCATCGTATACGGCAAGCCTGTAACCAAAGCAGACAAGGTTGAACGGTTTGTTGGTAAGACCTGTATCTTGGGCCTAGGCTACGGCATGGGACCTGATAAGTTCCAAGGTACTTTGAAGATTGGTCAAGGTGGTATCTCAGTTGAGATGGATGCGGGTGAAGCCAAACAGACAGTAACCACGTACCGAACTAAGTACGCCAAGATTGCTGAACTGTGGAAGGATGCACAGAAAGCACTGGACAAAATGTCGCAGGGCTATGAAACAACTTTCGGTGTTGGCATCGAGTTGCACTGTACACCTGAAGGCATTCACTTACCTAACGGCACAATGATTCGTTACCCTGAACTGAGTAAGAACGGTGACGGATACGAATACAAAGGTCGCTATGGTCCTGTCAAGATATACGGTGGTAAGGTAGTTGAGAACGTAGTCCAAGCACTGGCCCGTATTGTTGTGTTCGATCAGATGGCGAAGATCGACATTGAGATGCGCAAGAACGACAACCCATTAGCTGATTGCAGATACAAGGTAGCCTTGACTGTGCATGACGAGGTGGTTTGTGTAGTTCCACGAAGTGCCTCGCAGTGGGCACTGGAGTTCATGACAAGCACAATGTCTGTGCCTCCGAAGTGGTGTGCCAACTTGCCAGTGTCGTGTGAAGGAGACATTGGAAATAATTATGCAGATGCTAAATAAAAGCACTTGACATACGCTATGGATGCCCTAACATACACACCATCACCTGAGGTTTTTACCCCTCGGGCGCAACCCCTATGACAATACCCGCTTGGACATACAGTCAGCTTGAGAAATTCGAAACATGCCCTAGGCAGTTTTACCATGTGCGTGTCAAACGAGACATAGTAGAGCCTCCCACGGAAGCCACGCTATGGGGTGGGCGGGTGCATGAAGCTATGGAATATCGTATCAAAGATGGCACGGCTTTACCAGAGGGCATGACCCAGTGGGAAGGTTTGGCTAACAAGATTGCGAACATGGCGGGTGAGAAGTTCTGTGAAGTGGAGATGGCACTGGATGAAAATTTCCAACCTGCTCCATGGGGTAAGGCTTGGACTCGAGGTATCGCTGACCTGCTCATCGTTAACGGTGACAAGGCTGTCAATCTTGATTACAAGACGGGCAAGCGAAAGCTGACCCATCAACTGATGCTGTATGCGGGGTATACCTTTGCCCTATACCCACAAGTTAATACAGTAGTGACTGGCTTTGTGTGGATGCGTGACAAGAAGATAGACAAGGAAACGTATACACGTGACCAAGTACCTATCATTTGGCAAACATTTATTCCAAAGGTGCGTAAGTTGGAATCGGCTTACGAGCGGGATGCTTGGCCTGCACGACCCTCGGGGTTATGCAAGGGATGGTGTCCAGTTAAAACGTGTGAGTTCTACAAGGATAAGCGATGACTCCTGAAGGTAAAGTTAAAGAAGCCGTGAAGAAAGAACTAAAGAATCGCAATATTTGGTTCTTCATGCCTATGCAGAACGGTATGGGTGTAGTCGGTATACCTGACTTTATCTGCTGCGATCGTGGTCAGTTTATTGGTGTAGAGACCAAGGCCCCAGGTAAGCGGGGATGTACAACTGCAAATCAGGAACGTACATTAGAAGCTATCTTTACCCACGGTGGATGGTCTATCGTGGTGGATGATGTTCAACAACTTATTGATTTCTTGGAGGTAAAGAATGAACAAAGGCGGACCAACTAAAGCGGCTTACGACAAGGCGTATAACGCACGCCCTGAACAAGTTGACAAGCGCGAGATGCGCAACAAAGCACGTGCTGAAATGATGCGCGATGGCAAGGTAAAAAAAGGTGATGGTAAAGACGTAGACCACAAGAAGATGCTTGATGGTAAGGGCACAAACGCTAAGTCAAACTTGCGTGTGGTAGATAAAGAAAAGAACCGTGGCTGGAGAGGAAGTAATGGAAATGCATATGGAAAGTAAATGTTAGTTAGACAAGACAAGAGGGCGCTGATCCTCAAATTAAAACATCCAACGAGAGTAACAACACCGATACCAACCGCAAAGTTGGTAACGCACAAAGGGCAGACATTAGTGGCTGTTCCTCACAGACCTGATGAAGTTAAGGTACTGCGAAACTTGGGCTTTAACCCGCCTGACCCGATGACTTATTACTATAAGTGGCCCGGTCGTTTCAAACCTTTTGCTGCACAGATCGAGACTGCTAACTTCTTATCGATGAATGAACGTGCGTTCTGTTTGAACAGCATGGGCTTGGGTAAGACAGTTACATCGCTATGGGCCTTTGACTACATGCGTGACTCTAAACTGGTCACACGTGCATTGGTTATCTGTCCACTGTCCACGATGGAGCGCACTTGGGCGGATGAGATATTCCGAACCTTTCCCCATTTGGATGCCACTGTTGTGTATGGCTCACGCGAGCGTCGCAAGAAACTGTTAGCCCAACCCGCTGATATCTACATTATCAATACCGATGGTATTCGAACGATTCAAGACGAGTTAGCCGATAGACCCGACATCAATTTAATTATTGTTGACGAGATTGCGATGTTCCGAAACGCCAGTACAGAGCGTTGGAAAATCCTGAACAAGATATGCAACAAGCAGTCGCACAGACGTATATGGGCTTTGACTGGTGCACCCACACCACACGAACCTACAGACGCATGGGCACAATGCCGAATCGTATGTCCAACCAACCCCGATGTACCCAAGTACTTTGGTCAGTTCCGCGACTCAGTCATGAAACAGATCACACAGTTCAAGTGGATACCACGGGTAGACGCAGTCGATACAGTTAAGAAGATCATGCAACCCGCAGTTCGGTTTGCCCTCGATGACTGTATTGATTTGCCCGAACAGACGTTCATCAACCGCGATGCCGAGATGACGGATGAACAAAAGGCGGCCTACAAGGGTATGCTTGAGAAGCTGATTACTGAATACGATGGTGGTGAGGTCCTTGCTATCAATGAGGCAGTTAAAGCCAACAAGCTTGTTCAGATTGCTTGCGGAGTTGCCTATGGCAAAGACGGCGAACACATCTACATTCCAAACAAGCCACGCATCGATGTACTTAAAGAGTTAATCGAGGGTTCAGAAGGCAAAGTCATTGTGTTCGTTCCGCTGACTGGAGTGCTAGAACAACTGGTGCAAGAGCTGTCAAGTGAATGGTCAGTGGCGGCAGTCCATGGTGGCACAAGCAAGGCCGAGCGCGATCAGATTTTTGGTGAATTCCAAAACGGCACAGACCTTAGGGTACTGGTGGCAAACCCTGCGACCATGTCTCATGGCCTGACATTAACAGCGGCAACCAACATCGTTTGGTTTGCTCCTATCCACAGCAACGATATCTACGAACAGGCTTGTGCACGAGTGCGAAGACCTGGGCAGACTAGAACGACAGTGATTGCTCACATTGCTTGTTCAGATATTGAAAGACGCATTTACACCCGCTTACGCACCAAGCAGAAACTGCAAGGTGCACTACTTGAAATAATGAAAGGAATTGAATCAGATGAGTGAAAACACTTAACACAGACACACCAAATGAGAGTAAGCTAACACCCCCTTAGGACAAACATGAAAATATCAGAGTTAGTAGCAAAATACGTTGAAGTCCGCGACAAGAAAGCTCAGATGAAAGCTGAGTACGATGGCAAGATAGCCAAGGTCGATGAAGTACTGGACAAGATCGAGGCAGCCCTGCTCAAAACATTTGAGACCACAGGCATGGATTCTGTACGCACAGAGTTCGGTACAGCCTACACATCCACAAAGACTACTGCATCCATTGCAGACCCCGATGCGTTCATTACATTTTGTAAAGAAAACAACGCATGGCATATGTTGCAAAAACGTGTGGCGCAATCCGCAGTTGAGCAATATAAAGACGAACACGAAGTCCTGCCCCCAGGTATTGACTGGCGTGTTGAGAAGACAGTAAACATTCGTAGATCATAATTTTTAACTGGAGAACCACATGAGCGAAATCATTCCATTCGATGGCAACCTGCCTGCATACTTAAAGAACCAAAACGTTGAGAACTTGAACGGTGATTTGATATCAACCGTTAGTACGGGTTTTCCCGTAGTGTCCATCAAGGGCAAAATCTTTGCGATTGTTCGTGGCGGTGACCGCACCACGATGATGAACCCTAAAGACCCTGACAGTCCCGCAACGTCTATTGATGTGGTGTTGCTCAAAGGCAACAAGGGTGTGTCTAAGGTGTACTACGCCAAGGGATACCAAGAAGGCAGCGAAGATCAGAAGCCTGACTGCTACAGTAACGAAGGTATTAAACCTGAAGACAACTCCAAGAACCCTCAGTCCAAGCAGTGTTCTACCTGCCCACACAATCAGTGGGGTAGTAAGATCGGTGACAATGGCGGTAAGGGTAAGGCTTGCCAAGACTCCAAGCGTTTGGCTATCGCAGCCGCTGGGTTAATCAATGACCCGTACTTGTTGCGTGTTCCTCCTGCTTCTATCAAGGCGTTAAGTGAGTATGCCGCAGCGTTGCAAAAACGCAACTTGCACTATTCGCAAGTGGTTACTAAGATTGCTTTTGAAGCTGAAGCCGCCACACCGAAACTGACATTCAAGGCTATGGGCTATTTGCCTGAGGCCGCTTACAATGAAGTCAAATCAGTCGTGGAAACTGAGGTAGTCGCGTCTATCCTTGGCACTGGTGTCGTTGCAGTTGACGATACTGTTGCCGCACTGGACAAGCCTGCTCCTGTAGTTGAGAAGCCAAAAGCTATAGCCAAGCCTAAGGCAGAGCCAAAGCCTGAACCCAAACCCGTAGTAGTTACTGAGCCTGAAGTCGATCTGAATCTAGATGACTTGAACTTCGACGACTAATTTAACGGGGGGAAAGCCGTGCAAAGGTTTTTCGGAAGCTTGCGATTGAGCGGTTAGTACCCCCACCTTCTTGTATTGGAGTACATATGTCATATCAAATAGATCAGAGAAAAGTTGTCGGGGTTGTGCTGGAAGCCAACGGTGCCTTGAACGACAAAGGATTCAACCATGGTGAAGTTATCTTGGGACTTGCAGAGCTTATTGGACGCGTCATTGTCGAGTCCGCTGAGACTTCTGTTCAAGCCAGTGAACTTCTAAACGTGGCTGTTGCCCATATGGGTAAGACCATCAAAGTTGGTGCAGAAGCACAAGACAAGCGAATCATCACAGGGGTGTAGTCCATGAACACGCTCAAGTTCCTGCAAACAATCCTTCCTGAGGAGGGGTTTAAGTTCGTAGGGTTGGGACGTGTTGGACGCGATGGCATTGCACACAAAGCCTATGAGTCACTTGAACTCATGGCGCAAGCTATTGAATCTTATGATGCACAAAGCAACCTGATTGTCTACCATGCGTGCTGTTCGTATAAGGCACCAAGCTACGAAGCTGAGGTAAATGGGGAGATCAAAACCAAATACCGAGGCGCACAGAACTGGGACAAGGCCAAATCATTTTGGATTGATATCGACTGCGGTGAAGACAAAGCCGCTGAAGGTAAGGGCTATCTGAATAAAACAGAAGCCGCTAAAGCAATCCTTGGATTCTGCCAAACACACCAATTCACTAAACCCATGCTTGTTGACTCAGGCGGTGGACTACATTGCTATTGGCCTTTGACTAAACCCATCGGCCCTAACAGTTGGCGATCTATTGCCAATGAATTCAAAGCCGCGCTTAATGCCGCTGGACTGCTGGTTGACCCAACCCGCACTGCTGACTTGTCTTCTATCCTGCGACCTGCAGGCACTCATAATCGTAAAGCCGGACGTGAAGTCCGTGAAGTCAAGGTTAAGAACGAACCTACATTCGTTGAACCACAAGAATTCGCAGCCGCAGTCTCACGCGCCGTAAAAACGCTTCAAGCTCATGTGCCAAGTTATTCAACAGCGCCTGGTTTAAACGATGACTTAATCGTAGCTTACGACGGGCCCACTTACGAGTCTTCAGCACGCATCATGGCAGACCACTGCCAACAAGTGATGTTCATGCGTGACACCAAGGGTGATGTTGACTACGATACATGGCGTGGTGTGATTGGCCTTATTAAGCACTGCGCTGAAGATATCGACCTAGCCTACGAGTGGAGTGCAAACCGTGCTGACACTGGGCATTCCAACACTGATGTGGAGACACGTTATGAGTCATGGGATTCCGGTCCAACGACTTGTGCGTTTTTTGAGAAAAGCAATTCAGCCGGATGCGTTGGTTGTTCCCACAAAGGGAAGATCAAGACCCCTATGGTATTAGGTAGGGTTATCCCTGAGCCTGCTGAGCAAGTGCTTGAGGTTGTGGACGAGGAAGTAGTTGTTGAGACTGTTGTTCCCGCCCTGCCTGAAAGCTATGAGTATCAGAACAACCGGATGATTCGATTCATCAAAGACAAGGATGGTGTAAACCAACCCTTTACATTCTGCTACCAACTGTTCTACCCTATACAGCGCATCAAGAAAGCTGATGGGGCGTTTGCATTCACGATTCGGATGCACCTGCCGGACAAGCGTATCAGGGAATTTGAAGTTGATACAGCCGCTATCGCTTCGTCAGCCGATCTTCTCAAAGCCATGTCCAAGTATGAATTAATGCCTTCTAATAATAAGGACGCAACTATGCACCTGACTGCGTACATTCGTGATTCCATTACAAAGCTCATGACTGAGCAGAGGGAAGTTGACACACTGACTTCGTTTGGTTGGCGCGAGAACATGTCAGGGTTTCTACTAGGTGACCGCCTGTACCATACTGATGGCTCTATTCGTAGGGTCTACGTTGGTGGAGCAGCCGCCACGTACAAGAACACATATCCTGTCCCACGTGGAACCATTGAGGGTTACGCTGAAGCTGTTAACTTTATATACAACCGCGAGAGCAGTGAAGCCGCCCAGTATGTTTTCTGCAATGTGTACGGCTCTATCCTGACTCCGTTTGGTGAGGACAGCTACAACGGTGCGTTGGTTGCAGTTAACTCTGGCGCATCCGGTAAAGGTAAAACCTCAGTGTGGCGTGCAGCACTGTACGGTCTCGCTGATGCCAATAAGTTGATCTACGCTGGTAAAGATGGTGCAACTCGCAATGCTCGTTGGGCTATCGTAGGCGCTCACCAAAACATGCCAGTTGTCTTTGACGAGATGACCGACATGGACGCAGCTGAAGTAAGTAGTTTTGCGTACACCGTATCCCAAGGTACTGACCGAGCCCGACTCACATCCAGTGGCGGTAAGGTTGGATTCGCGGAACAACACACTTGGAAAGCTGTCGTGGGTATCACAGCCAACGAGGACATGCATGCCAAACTAGCTTCGCACAATGCCAACACTCAGGCAGAAGCGGTGCGTATGATTGCCATCAACTTCTCCAAGTACAACGTACCCATCTTCGAGAACGCCATTGAAGTATCTGATGCGATTGACAAGATGCGGGACAACATGGGTTGTGCAGGCGATGCGTTTATCAAGTATGTGGTTACACACCAAGATGCCGTAGCCAAACTGTGGGCTGAGACTGAAGCGAAGTTGAGTGTCATTCTGCCCCAGAGTGAGTACAGGTTCTTCCGAAGTCACGCTACTGCAACTCTAACTGCAGCCAGGATACTGCTTGACTTACAGGTTATCTCATTTGACTATAACAAACTTGTTGAGTTTACGACCATGCTGATGGGCGATCTGACTGAGGCAATCGTGGCAGGCAACATGACTTCCCCTGCGGATGCCTTGAACCGTATGATTCGCGACTTATCCAACCGCATCATAGTGACAACTGAGTACCGTGACTTGCGTACAGATAGCCGTGGACCTGAAGATTCAATCTCTAGAATCATGGGAACCCCCGCGGGTCGACGCATCATTGGTAATCAGACTACCAAAGGTAAGGACAAGTACATCGGTAAGCTGTTCCTTGCTAAGAAGGAATTTGGTGACTGGTGTTCTAAAAACCGTATGGAGCCTAAGGAAATGATTAAGTACGCCACCGATAACGGATGGATTATTCCTTGGCAGGAGAAGTTCAATATGGGAAGGGGTACAGCCTACTCAACCGGTAGCTGCACATGCTTTGCGTTTGACTTTGCTGCCATGGAGGGTACTGTAGAGAACACTAGTGGCCCTGTGACACTTGTGCAAACTGAGGAAAGTGCAGTATCATCTGCGCACTAATGTGGTTGCCCTCGTTAGTGTTTTGCTCTCCTAAGTTGGATTTACCCCCTAGCCTAAAAACTAGGGGGTTTTTTTAACACTTCCAAGCACGCAGTGATTTGTTAATACGTGAGTTCGGATCGTTAGCCGTTTTCTCACTTGTCAACTTCTTTTTCATACCTTCCATGCGTGCGCAAAAAGAATCCTTGCGCGAACCGCCTTCAGGTTGTGGTGCTTTAAGCCCGGGCTTGCCGGGGTTTGCTTTGTTGTAAGATGCACGACCCTTGGCGTTCAATCCGCCTTCAGGGTTCTTGCCTTCTTTGCGTTGCCAAGCTGGTGACTTTGCCATGATTATTCACCGTAAAAAATAGTCACGTTGTAACCAGTCGGCATGGAAATATAGCAGCTCGTAGCAAACAAAATTCCTGGAGCTGGAATTTCCAAGTTAGTTGCGTTGTTCGCATTTCCTGGAACATCTATTTGCAAAAGAATAGGGCCTGTAGCACCACCGTCACGGAACGTCAACATACCTGCGGTAGTTGCGCCTAAGCAGTTAATGCTTTTTAAATAACTAGCACCTGTGAACAGAGTGCCGGTAGTGGCACCACTTAGGTGAGCTGATTGAATATTCATGATTTTCTCCTTAAGAACCTGAGCTTACTTGCTCGACTAACTTACGATTTGATTTAGTGGTTTGTACGCCACCCACAACACTTTGCTCACGCTTACGCGCTTCAGCTGGTGCACGGAACAACTCAGACATTGACTGACGCTTGTATCCGTTCTTAACTCTCGACTCCTGCAATTTCTGCCAGTCATCACGAGCCTCAGCCATCGCTGCTGCATCGCTCTGTCGAGAGCCTTCCACATACATCGCTTTGATTTCGCCTGCACGAGATGCATAGAACTTGTCAAATTCCGCAACCACTTTCTGAGTGTATTGCCTGTCAGTAATGGTCGAAGTGGGGAGACCAACAGCTTGGAAAGCAGCATCAATCATGCTGATATCTTCCGGCTTCATCACCAAGTCCCCATTGCGCATCGTAATGCCTTCAGTGGCGAAGCGGTACGCCTTCATCGCATTGCCAATACCATTTGGCAACGCCAACTCTAAGCCCTTGTAGTAGTTACCCTTGGCCATCATGCCAAGCGCGTCAACGAACTTCAGTCCCAAACCGACTGCTGGGCCCATCATCCCCACAATCATCTGAGCCGCATCTGCACGAGATGTTAAGTTGAAGTCAACGAATGGACCAAATGGCGACGCAACGTTTTCCATAGACAGACGCTTACCAATAGATTCGAGTCCAAGCGCGGCAGGTACGCCACGAAGCACCAAATCAGCTACAGCATCATTACCTATCATGCGTCGTAACTTGTACTCATAATCGTCGGGCTCATCCTCGTCACCAAACACGCTAGACAAAATGCTTGCAGCTTGAGACACAAACGGTACACCCAAAGCACCACCAAGCACAGCCATGTGCGCAGTAATGTATTTCAACGATGCACGAGCAATAGCTCTTTCTTCTGCACTAGCGCCTTTAAACGAAGTGTGGATCAGCTTGGCAAGCATGGACAGCTGAATGATCTGGAAGCGTTTGAATTGCAGCAAGACCTTAGCACCACCGCTCTGGAGGATACGAGGTGTGTTGAATCCATCGTAGTTACCATGCGTGTTGGATACCACGTCGGCAGCAAAGCGGATAGCGTCACCGCCAGTAGCACCTTTGTATCGCTCAAGGTATCCACGGTAAGCCGCGATGGCAGCTGTAGCACGGTTGATTGATTCAATACGTGTATTGATACCTTGCAGCTTGAACATCACTTTGCCAAGCGCACCTTGCTCGTCTGTACGGGCTTTGGCATCAGCGTCAATACCAATATCAATCTTGCCCATGCGGACCAGTTCTTTAAGCATGAAGCGTACATCAGGATGTGCTTTGTCAAAGTCAATATGGTCGTTGATATCCAGACCCGCTACGAGGTAAGACATGTCGCCGTAAGCACGCTTGATTGCACGAGCTGAACGGAAGTAACCAAGACGGCCTGCCATGTATGGCAAGGACAACACAGAAGTCTGAAGCACCTGCTGGAGATAGTACGCAGGGCTAGTGGACAAGTTCCACAGTGTTGACATACGCAAAAGGTTCTGCGCCAACACGCTTGGCTGGGAGTACTCCATGCTATCCGCGTAACGAGTGTACAGTTCGTTGTACAGAGGCATCGCGTCCTTGCGGTTGTTCCGCGCCTCGTTGCGCATGGCTTCTAGTGCATCATTGAGTTCGTCACTGTGTTCCATCGTAGCCAAGAAGTGTGCATCGGCACGACCACTGGTAGCCAAGTTGCGCATCATGTTCTTATCTGCACCAGAGACATTCTTGCGTTCAAGTTCAGAGCGACGTGCACTGGCTTCCGCTACAGTCATCAAGTACAGATCAGAAATAGCTTTCTCTAGCTTACCGTCCGTGGATTCGGTCTGGCGTTGGGCCAAGTTACGCAAGCGGGCCACAGCCATGTGAACATCTGAACCACCGGCGTAAGAAGCATTTGCTTCTTTAATACCAGCGTCTTCGGGCTGTACATCATACTGACCAGTGGCTTGTAGTTCAGCAGCAATGTCATCAGCCTCACCTTGTGTCTCAGCAAACTGGACTACGTAGTGGAGCGGATTGGACACATTGTCTTGCAACCAGTTCTTGGCTTGCTGTGGGTCGCCAACGATAGAGTCGCCTCTTGTGCTAGACCGCGTGCCTGTAGCAGCTTCTTCGTAAGCAATGAACTCTTTGGACTTGGCAACCACGACATAGTCACCATAGCGACCAAGGTATGCATACGGGTCAGACACATTCACGTTACGCAAGCTGGTAATACGCTTGAGCATCTGACGCTTTTCTTTGTTCAAGCTTTGCAGTAAGTCTGCATCGTTACCAGCAGCTTTAATACGTGAGTCAAACTCGCGGTTCACTGCGTTTTCAGCAGCCATCTGCTTCAGTCTCAGGGCTTCGTAGCCATGCTGAAATACTTGTTTGATCAACCGCTGGGCAGCAGGCGGGAATGCATCAAAGCGTTCTTTAAAGTCTGGGTCAACTTCAAACAACTTAGTGCCTACTTGTTGCTCACCAGGATAGTAGCCCCACTTCTTCTCGCGAGTGGAATCATGGATGTATTCGTTGACACTGCCCTTACCTTCACCTTTGAGGTTGGCGGGTAACTTGTCGAACGAGGACAAAATGTCTTCAATACGCTTTTCAAATTCCAAGCGTGTGCCTTGACGGGCATACTGAGCTTGCAGGTACTTGGCAGCAGAAGGCATGTACTTCTTAGCCATACCGATAACGTCTTCTGTAATTGCAGAAGCATACAAGCCACGTTTGGCTAGAGTCTTGATGTTAGTCCACTGGCTGCGAGCCGAAGACTGCAACGGTTTGGGCAGTGAGCCAATTACTTGGTCGGCTGTGAACTCTCGGCCTTGGCCGAGTCTGTTGACTGGTCCTTCATTTGCTTGTCTATTTCCGCCATAAACTTCAGCCGCCCGTTGATTGCGGCGGGCGGTATATCGATTACGGAAGTCGATGGCTCTTGTTGCTGCAGTTGTGCTCTTCTGGACTTGAAGCGCTGTCGTTGTGCGAATGTCATTGATTACCTCTTCCAAGAAAGTAGCAGTCTTGGGCGCGACTGATGCGATGTAGTCTGTGTACTTTGGGTTTGTATAGATAGAGAAAATCTGTGCAAACAGTTCGCTCTCAATTTTGCCATTGGTGTCTAGGTCAGTGTGGACTTGAATGTTGAATGGGTAGTCAAGGAAGGTTGTGAATGATTTGTTAGTCTGGAACAACTCAAACATTTCCTTAGCAACTTCGCCAACAGGAACAACTTTACCATTCTTGATCTCCACATTCATTTCGAGCTGGTGTGAATACACACCGCCATGTGGGGTCATATCAACTGCGTGGGCAATTTCGTGGCGAGCTGTTTCCGCTGCGTATGCAGGGTTTGACATTTTGGCAAGATTCAGTACACCAATGTACCTGCCATTCTCGGTCTTGAGTTGTCCATGGAATGCGTCTTTGGAACGGTCAGTAACAACTTGCCAATCAGACACAAAGTCTAGGGCGTTCTCTATATCCATGTCCGCAAACTGTTCACGAACATCACTGATACCTTTGACTTCATCTTCAAGGTCAGAGAACTCCATGAACTTGGCGCTCTTGCTGTTTACCGCTTCAGCAGTTCCATCAGTGCCCGTTGTCTCAGGCTTTTCGTTGGCCAATGTTGCGCCAGCAGGTTGAGGCTTCTCACCGACAATTTTGACAGCAGCCGCAAGGTTAGCTTGTCCACGACGGACGAGATCATCCCAGCGAGTTTTTTCATCCTTCTTAAGAACGTCATAAGGGGGTAACTCCGGTGCAAATCGAATTGCGTATGCCCACTCTTCAGCGGGTGTCTTTATTTCTTCGGACTTGGCTTCTTGCTTGGGCTCTGGCTTGACTTCAGTTTTTCCGGCAGCTTTGCCCCTTTTGGCGTTTCCTTTGCCCACCTTTTTGCCACCTCCGGCTCCTTCGCGAACAGGAACTTCCTCTGCGCTTGGCTCTTGAACGGCATTCTCTTCCCCTTCTTCAACGGTAGTGGACTCAGCCTTCTCTAGGCTGGCTTGTTTCTTAGCGTACTTATTCCACAAAGCAGCAAGCTGCTCTGCTTTAGCTGTGTACTCTGGCGTACCAACTTCTAGTTTGGCTAAGTCGTTCTGCAGTTTTTCGGCTTGGTTAAACAGAGACGTTGCCTGTGTACCCACAGCACCTTGGCTTCCGCCACCAGTAGCGACAGTTCCAAAGCCAGCTTCTTCCAACTGTTCAGCAGTAGCTGCACCCATTTCCTTGGCTTGCTGGTCTGCTGCAGTTTCTTTGGTAGAAACATTTCGGTCATGGCTATACAAGTAAATAATTTCGCCTGCGCCAATACCATCGGGAAACTCGGGTGAACGGTAAGCTTCACCAGCGTCAAGTAACAAGTCGTCAAAGGCTTTACCACCTTCAACTGGGTCCATACCATAAGCTCTACCAGCGGATTTATACAGCTCGTTAAGGCGACTAACCAAGTTGGCAGTTTCCTCAACAGGAAGCTCTGCAGTAATTGCTTTAGATACAGCAAACTTATCTGCCGTAGTATTACGAGTACCAGCAGGGATGCCTAGGCGCTCTTCAATAGAAGAAACTTCACCTTGTTGTGCTTCGGTAAGACGAGGCTTAATGACAATCCCCAACCGCTCAAGCTGTTTCTGAATTGTGGACTCAGGAACTTTCAAACGATCGGCAATATCCGCATGGGAATCTCCGGCGCTAAGCGCCATCATCACCATCTCAATTCGTTGCTCAAGGGTCATTGCCCCTTTGCGTTCTTGCTTGGGAGCAAGGATTGCGCGAATTAAGTTGTTTCGGATTTCGACTCGACGGGTCGAGCTGATGTGGCTGAGGTCTGTGGCGTAGTAAGGGATTTGGGGGTTGTAGACTCGCGGGCCTGCGCCTTCTGCCACAGTTGGCTCAACCATGGCTGGAACGCTGGGCTGTCCGGACTCACCAACTGTTGCTTGGACGGCTTGTTCATTGGGTGCTCCAATTACTTGCGACGGCGCGTTACCACCGACAACATCGGATACTCCACTGGTGCCAGTCCGTATTCCTTCTGCTGTCTGCTGTCCAACTTGGAGGCCAAGCGATCCTTCAGGGAGACCTCCTGTCCCGAGGGATTGAACTCCGCTGGGTTGTACATTCCCATCATTTCCTGCATTTGCTTGCTCTGTTCCGCCTTGGATTGGAACTGTTCCCATCCCGGTAGTTGTTTGCAATTTTCCATCTTTAGCTCCTTTTTCTGCCTTAGTGGCTTGTGCTGCTGTAAAACCATCTGTGTCTTGGCCGGTCAAAGCTTCGTAGATGGCGTTGAGTTGCTCCAGTTGATTACCTTTGGTAGTCGTCGAGAGTTTGTTGAGAATCTGTACGGCCTCATCTTTTGATTGCACGTGGTCAATCTGAAACTTGGTCATCACTTTACCAAGGGCTGCAACAGCTTTATCTGCTGAAGGCACAGGGTTGTTAGCATTGAAGCTAAAACTAACCAAGGGACTTGGCTTCTCAGGTGTAGCAAACGCGTTGTTTGCTTGTGTAATTGCTTGGGCAATTTCCTGAACGTGCGGGGGCAGTGTATTAAATACTGCAGCGAATCGATCACCAAACGGTGCAACACGTGGGCCTTCAATGTTCTGACCAAAGATGTTTAACGACGTTGGATTGGCAGGGTCGTACTGTGTGGCAACTTTACCAAAGACGTCTTCACGCTTGACTAAGTTTTGTTGTGCTTCTTGTACTTGTTGGTTTTCTGCTGCAGCTGCTTGTGTTTGTTGAGCAATGTCTGTCGTCCCACCTGTTACAGCAGGAGGCGAAAGAGTAGCGGCTGGAGGTGTGGGAGGCGGTGTTACAGGCGGAACTACATTTGTAGTAGGTGTACCACTGACGTTTGGTTGGCTAAAGGCTTGTTGGATATCGTTGCCACCTTCAACTGGACGCTCACCAGAAATAGAAGCCAAACCACCACGGACGACACCACCACCGATACCGCCTTTGATCATGGCTAAGCCATATTCATTAAGAGCTTCATCACCGGTTAACGGTTTGTAGGCACCATAACGCTCTATTCCAGTTTGGACACCCTCGGTAAGAGATTCAGTTCCAACACCAATAGCTGTTTGTTTACCAACATTCTTGAGTAAACTTGTACCGGCTTCACGAGCAAGAATGTCAGAGCCCTTGGTAAGAAACTTATTTACAACACGCTCAGCACCAAACGCTGTATCCAATACAGCAGAACCTGCACCAGCAGCAGCTGCACGGCCTTTGTCCTCAATACCTTGTTCGCGTTGTTCAGCGCGGATACCACCATATGACTGGGCTAAGTTACCAAGGTATGTGCCCGCAGCACCACCGATGGCTTGACCTGCAACAGTACCGCCAGGGCCTGCAAGAGAACCAATAGCGCCACCGACAAAGCGACCTGCCATACCGGCACCAAGAGACGTTCCAATCTGTGGAATAATTTCGCCGACAGATTCACGAATGGTAGTCAGTGGACTACGAACAGCTTCACCAACAGTATTGATCTGCGAGGGGTTGCGGTATGCAACATCTTCCCCATAACCTTCAACGGCTTTACCAATAGTAGGCAAACCAAGATCACGCGCAGTTGAACCAATCGCACCAATCGCTTGGCCAGTTCCACGTTTAATGTCCGACATGAACCCGGGCTTATTAAACTTAAACCCAACTTCGTTAGCAATTTCAGCTGGGTCAATACCAAACTGCTTAGACGCCATTTTGATAGCGTCTGAGTCAGACTCAGCAGTGGGAAAATATGCCCGAAGCTGTGCAAGTGTTGCCATGTTGTACTACCTTAATTGGCTTTCATACGAGACTCACCTTTGCGAGCGTCTAGCTCAGCTTGGGCTTCTCGTGCTTCTGCAGTACTTGTACCGATAGCCCGTTTAGTCATGCGAAGAAGTTCCGCATTGGTTTTATTATAGAAAGGACGACCCTCTACAGCTGGTTCGGTAGGTTTAGCTGGAGCGCCCGCCAAAGCTTTATCCAAAGCAGATTGTCCAAACACGCCAGGGTACTTAGCTTTAATAGCCGCCAACGCGTTAGGATCAGTTCCAGCTTCTGAGTACTCTTTATACGCAGCTTCCTTGAGTTTTGGATCGATCTCAGGCGCTTGTGACTTATCAGGTTTCTTCAAGACATTTAGGATGCCAGTGATGTCGCCTGTTTTCTTAGCCGCAGCTACCGCACCGTCAATCAGGATTTGTGGGCCCTTTGTGGCTTTCTCATCATCAGATAAGGCTTCGTATTTAGCCAAGGCATCTTTAACTGCAACACCAGCTTCTCTGTTTTCGTTGGCCAACTTAATCATGTTTTTATACACGCCAGCGTGGGCATTGGCTTGGTTAGCACTTGCAAGAGCACTCTTAGTCTGAGCACCTTTGAGCGCAACTTCCGCCCCAAACAAACCTGCTGTAATTTTTTGTTTTAGTTCAGATGCACTAGTCTCAGCATTTGTAGCAGCAGCTTTAGCAGACGTCTCTGCAGCAGCTGTTTTGCGTTCGTCCAACTCGTATGTCTTTGATTTCCAGAAGTTCTCTGGGGTCGACGAGCGCATCATCTTGTCTTGCGTATACGTGGTCAACTGCTGCAAAGTTTTCAAGTCAGCAGGCAATGTTTCTTGCTTGCCATCTTTGTACGTAATCAAAATGCTTTTGCCATCACCCATAGCGCTGGGGACAAGCTTTGCTCTACCGCCGTCTTTAAACCCGTCAAGCTTATCGTCGTTGTACAGTGGAATAAAACGATTTTCGATGACCGTTGCAGCATCACCATTAGCCGCAGTTAGATCTTTGATAATTGAGTCGTTAAATCCAAGCGCAAGTTCTTGGTTTTTTGCGTAGCGCGCGTTGCGTTGTAATTCACCAAGTTCCAAAGCACCTTTTTCATACTGTTGGGCTTTGCCAACATCAAGACCACGCAAGCGTCTTAAATAATCTTGCTGTGCCTGCTCCGCTGTGTACATTTTGGCAGGCGCAGTAGCAATGTCGGAACGTAAGGCAGTCTGTGCGGCTTCAGGTTGAGGGCCCATTTCCCCACCTAAATATTCTACGGGCTTGCCTTCCATGCCAAGAGTTTCAGCCCCAGCAGTACGTATATCGTTTGCAAGTTGGCGTTCCGCACGTCTAGCTTCAGCTTCTTCTCGTGCAAACTCTTGCTGTTCTTTTGCAATTTTCATACGCTGCGAAGAGTCGTATATGTCTGCTCCCATGCGGAAGCCTGCGGAAAATGCGCCTGCCATATTTTTTACTCCTTACAGTTTTGCGTAGTCAACAGCATCATAATGACCGTCAATGCCGTTTTGGATATACGCTTCAGGGCGAACCACTTGCACTTCGTCGGCCATAACACCAAGCATTGTAGGACCGCCAGCTTTATAGCGGTAGCTGTACACAGGTAGCCCGTTGTCTAAAGTACCAACTTGTTTAATGTCTGTCTTAAGGCGACGATCAGAGCCCATAGCTTTTGCAGTTGCAACACCAGTAGCAGCGCCAATGATTGTGTTCCATGGGTTTGCATTAGAGCGTGCAGTGTACGCGTCAATGTCAGCTCTATATTTACCAACACCAATGTTGCCCACTTGACTCCAGCCTTGCATAGCCGATCCAGCAGCAGCATTAGTTGCGCCGCTTGCTCCCATAGTAGCATTTTGAGCTGTTTGACCTGCGGCAAGACCTGCAGCACCTGCGTTTACTGCAGCGCCAGATTGTTGTAACGATTGCATTGGAAGGCCTGCAGCCATATTGTATACGTTAGCTTGTTTCTGTAAACCAAGTTGCTTAGCAGCTTCGCGTGTTTGAGTTGCAGCACTGGCTTTGGCCAAAGCAGCTTGTACGTTGTTTGCGTTAGCAGCACCGGCAGAGCGACCAGACGTTGGGTCAATACCATAAGCACGATCTCGCATAGCTTGATCTTGGCGAGCAACTTCTTGTGCAGAGGCAATATCGCCAATAGCTTGACCAGCCATCTGTTCTTGGTAGCCTGCGGTGTTGTATAGATCAGCATCTGCTTTGAGTTTGTCCATCGCAGGAATAGCTGTTTCTTCATAACGCTTGGTTGACTTCTTCGCTTGCTCAAGATTGAAGTCAGCAATTTCTCTATCTTTAGCCCATATTTCATCGGCGCGTGACTCTGCTTTTTTAGTTTGTGCAAGCAGGGTTGGATAAATGTCGTTCTTAAACGTGTTCCACTGTTCAGTAGACAAGTCCGCCAATTGTTTTTGTGCGATCCCAATATTGGGGTCAGCCACCGGCTTAGCGCCACCTCCGGTCCATCCCATTATTCGCCCCTTATAAATTCATCAAAAGAATCGTTGGCAGCAGAGCATGTCCACCCCAACAACGACGCTTTGCGTGCATCAGCAATACTGCCTGTCATGGCAACACACAGCACGACCAAGTTAATAAACTCTTTGCGCAACGTATAGCCGTGCGCTTTGCTTTCAGGTGTCTCATCAATTGCATTCGACGTATGCCATGAAGTAATAATAACAACCAACATGCCAGCTAAAGCTGCGTAGTTATGCTGATAAAACCTATTTGCAGGCAGCTTAATCAATAACTGAGCAAATACATTGTGGATATCATCCACAGAGATGCGGTTGTCTTTGTCAACAATGTCATCCCAAGTCTCAATAGCGTTGTAAACCAGCGTCAGAAACTCCAATACTTCTGGGTCTTTTACCGACTCAGTTATCCATGCGGCTAACGGCTGAAGTGTATGGTTACTCATGGGGCTGTATCTTACAGGGTTTGTGCAAAAAAAGTAGTATTTTTGTATCGGACTAAAAATTATGCTCGGAAAACTCTCCATACAACGGTACAAAATCCTGATCGGCCAAAAATTCGAATAGTAGGAAATCCGTCTAGCGACTGTATCACGGGACCTGCGTACCCAGCAGTAGCTAAAGTAAACCTGCCTACGCCATAAATAGGCATTGTTTGCCAATCACCAATAGAGCTTGCACCACAATTACTAAGAATGCCAAAATTTATTCCATCAGGAAATCCTCCTATAGCGGTACAAACAAGGCCGTTAACATCACTATTGGTACTAGTAACCGGTATAGTTAATTCATAGTAGTAGGAACCAGCCGGAAAATAAGAAAAAGATGCACCAGCTTCTATCACCCCGAAAGTATTGTTTATAGGCGAATCATCCATCAAAATATAGGTCCAATCAGAAACCCCTATTGTGACAGTTCCGGAACCTGTGTAAGCTCGAATATAGCCCGGCAAAGTCGCGCCGCCTAGCATGTTCTCAGCAGCAACGACGTTACCGTTTAGCTTTAAGGTGGTTCCGTTAAAAGTAACATTGGTTGCGCTATTACCAATAGCAAATGTACCTGTGGGATTAATAAGTGCCCCGTTGCCAGTCATGGTAGTACCACTGATTGCGGGGCTACCGCCAACTACTAACTGACCCCCAAACACTGCATCACCAGCAGTATTTATATAAAAAGTAGTGTTTCCATTTTTTCGGCCTAAAAGACCAGTACTACCAAAATACACACCATTATTTGTATCGCTACCGGCAAACATACCATCTGCAACAGCAAACGTAATTCGTCCAGTGACTGTATCGCCTGCTCTAGATAACTTACTATTAGCCGTAGATAAAGCCGTGTTAGCAGTTGAACTGGCAGAATTAGCAGTACCCTGAGCTGTGCTGGCAGCTGAACTGGCAGAGTTAGCAGTATTTTGAGCGGTGCTGGCAGCTGAACTGGCAGAGTTAGCAGTGTTTTGAGCAGCAGTGATACTGGGTGTAAGCGCGGAATTAAGCCAGCCGCTGTCTGGAGTTATATATGAGTAGTTAAGCGCAGTTCCTGCAGCAAGAATGACTACACCATTGGCGTCTTTAATTGACAAACCACGGGAATCAATCTGGCTAGCAGTGATCTGCCCACGAATAACGGCTGCGCCAAACTCTGCAACACCGTTTCCGCCAATGTACCAGCCATTAGTACCACTGGAAAACCCAGTAGATTGGATGTACTGCCCAACATTGATAGAACCAGCAGTAAGTTTGTTAACCGCCAAGTTGGCAATTTTGGCATCATCTACAGCAAGGTTAGCAATTTTTGCATTGGTCACCGCAAGGTTGGCAATAGCAGCGTTACCTACAGCAAGGTTGGCAATCTTGGTAGTCGTGATGGCGGCGTCTTTAATCTTGCCAGACTCGACTGCATCAGCCGCTAGTTTAGTAGCGTCAACAATCAAGGGGCCAAGGTCAACACCACCCACAAGACCGGTCCCACCAATGGTGCCGGTAGAACTATTGTAGGGCCCAGCAACGTCTGCTTGAGAGACAAAGCGAATCCAGTAATAATAGGTTTTACTAGTACCAACGGGGTCAGAGAAAACCGCTCCGGGCGCAAATCCTTGAAGTACTGCGTTTCCAAGAACATTGTTAACAGAACGCCAAATTTCCGTATACGCATAATTAAGAAACGTTCCGGACGCATTGGGATCATCCCAACTCAAAAGGATATTTGTAAAACCTGAACTAATACTAAACCCTGTAGGCGTAGGAGGGGGCGTATAGTCCGTTGTACCATCATAAATATTTGTAATGGTTAAGTTATTTGAAATAGCAGGGTTAAGTCCGCCTGTAACTACGGTTCCGTTTGGTAAGGGATTACCCGATATAGCACCGCCTAAAATCTCAAGACTTTCTTTCATAGGGCGGAGAATCGCCGCTATAGTTGTATCCTTAACCGAGGTAATTGAGGGTATACCCGGAAGCTTTGGTAGATCAGACATTAAGCTTGCTCCAGCTCATCCACAGATGTAGCCACTGTAATACGTCGTACAGGGACGTTACCAACGGCCTCAATTTCCCAATAGTAAGAACGCGTAACAGGCGGTATACGCACCGGTTCATCCCCAGTCATATTAATCGTCAGAACACCTTGGCCTTCTGCGTACAGATTAAGAGTTAAGTATGAACCAGGGTTAGCTGCCATGTAGACATAGTCCGCATGCACTTGGACCGCAGCATACGTTGTAGGGCGGTTATGAATAAACTTTTTGGATTTCCACGTAAATACAGTTGTCGCTGCCGTGTTGGTGTCCAAAGAATAGATTTTGTTATCTGCTGCGGATAAAAAGAACACCGTGCCTGTCACAGGTTCCACAAATCTGGCTTTGGCATTGGAGTCAAATGTAGCCAAGGGCGGGTTGTCCCCGCGAAGGATAATGATGGACTTACGAGCACCAGCAAGCGTCTGGTAGAACCCAAAGTACATGTTGTTGTAAATCGCACCTATCATTGTTGACGGATTTACTTCTTGCCATTCTTCGCGTGTGTACAACGCATTAGACATGACTTCTTGATTGCCGGGAGAAATAGATACTAAGCCGTTAGGGCTGGCGTACAGAACACCATACTCGTCAGATACGATGGATTTCTTGGACACACACGGCTGGACTAAAGACAGCTTTTCTTGCGCCATACTGGACGGTGTTGTACCAGTAACCATATAAGGGTTGCGCGTTGTGCCCACGAACAACGAATTACCAAACACACCCAGCCCGACAATCGGGTACTCTGTGGTGATCATGTATGTTGACGGCCACGCATGTGGCAGGTAAGGCTCACAGAACCAGATTTGATTGCCTGTAAACCCTGCCAGCATGCCGTTTGGCATAGCAACAATACCCTGCAGCGTCGAGGGGGGCGGCGTGAAATACAGTGAAGTCATTGCGCTGCCAAGTTGGGCAACAGTCTTGGTATCTACATACGAGGATGTAGCAATAGGAATCTCAGCCACAAGAACATATGAAGCTGTTGTCGCTCCAATAATGGACCTGTAGATTCGGCGGTATTGAAAGTTATAGTTCCCAGACGGCGGCGTGGAAAACCCTGTAATAGTTACAGCGTCACCGGTTGTGTTGACCGTAATGTTTGTGGCTGGGCTGGGAGCCGATTCCTCAGAGACCGTCCCAAACACAGTGACATGGGTATATACGTACGCACGGTCTTCAGTAGGAGCAGAGCCTGTACCGGCTTTAGATAAAGCTGGAGCGCCAGTAGGTGCAGGAACACCCATCTCGTAATAGTTGTTTGGGTACGGGGCCACACCAGCATTGTTGCTTGAAGCTAAAGCCCAGTTGGTTTTTCTAGGTGCAAACCCTGTACTGGTGTAGTACAAACGAAAATCTGTCAGATCGGCCACGGGGCCTGGAACTATGTCAGCGTCAAAGTTAAACTCTAACCAGATCGGAGTTGTACCAGTTGGCCCTGTAAATTTAAAAATACTTTGAACACTAGCCCCACCACTAGGGGTATATACCAATGTTGGAGTTCGCCATGGGCGAATCTCAAGAGATGTCAGCTTGGCATTGTTTGCAATTTGCGCTTGGTTTCCCTCGAGCGCAGTGGGACCAGTCCTCGGTACGATACCGGAAAAACTTTCAATACGTAAACCGGGCATGATCCCACCTTTTTAATTAAGCTTCGGGAGCGGCTTCAACAGGAGCTTCGGCTTTCTTGGCTTTTGTTGCTTTTTTACCACCGGCTTCAATTTCTTCAGCCAATGCTTTGCCATCGTCGTTCAGGTTGAAAACACCGTCGTCATCTAAGCTACCGACTTTTTTACGGTCAGCCATAGCGCCAACAATAATATTGCCAGCGACTAAGTCAGCGCCAGTTGCTTCCATAAATTGATCAAAACTAATTGCCATGTCGGCTCCTTGAAAGTTGTTAAAACGGTCTGATTAGACCTACACACATTTTGCCATTAAGCACTTAATACTTCAAGAGCATGGTTGATATGTTTAATTCTGTCATCCAGACCAATTGTGCCACCGTTAATTTTCTTGGTCATATTGATAAAGTCGCGGGCATCTGCAAAACGGTTGAGCTTGTGGGTATTCCAAAACCATCCAGCCGTAAGCGCAGCATACATAGGCGTAGCGACAAGATCAGGCTCCATGACAAAATCAACGCCAAGGGCTTGGCCTGCATGGTAGTAATTTGCATGCCCGGTCAGCTGAATCGCACCCCTGCCGCGGAAACGGTACCCATCTCCAGACGCTTCATCCCTGTTGCCCATACGTGAGCTGTAAACAGTATTGGCAATAAGCTTCGGATTACGGGCGCATGCTTGTGCTTTGGCAGCATCAAAACGTTTAGGCCATAACTTCTGCAACGCTTCTGCACGGTAGTTTAGGTTTTCTTCGAGTATTTTAAAGTTACCACATTCATGTCCGCACTGCCCAATAAAGCATGCTTGGCGTAAAGGCGTGGAAATATCAAAACGCTCAAAGGTAGCGTTTAACGCATCAACCCATTCAGGGCCGATGTGTAGTTTTTTAAGTTGTTCACTTGTTACCATTTAGCAAGTCTCTCATCTGGTTGTACGAGTCCACGCACGCATTGAGCGCAGCAGTATTCCTATCCCCTTGGGCAACTATTTCTGCGATGGCTTGGAGGGTTGCTTGCTCGGCATCAGAAGCTGTGTCAGTCGGTCTGTCAGGTTCACTGGTTGCTTTTGTATCTGCGGGGGCAGGGGCGGCACTTGCGGGGGCTTGTACACAACTGGCGGCGGGGAGGCGCACCCTACCAGCACGAATGGCAGCATCCAAAGCACTTTGTTTTTTGTTGACAACATCGTTAACCTCCAAAAGTTTACCAGCAGTAGCGTTTAATTGTTCGTTAAGTTTCTGTTCAGTCTGACGAGATTCCTCATTCTTCCTGGCAATTTCAATCTGCATTTCTTTGTCACGATCACTCCAGCCAAAATGGTAGCCACCTCTGTAAGTTCCAAATAAGGTTATACAAAGAACCACCAGAACCCAAGGGAGTGGTATGCCAAACATTAGCTCACCTCTTTTCGGGCCATGGCCAACTGTTGACGCTCGTGATCAGCTTCTAACAAATCAGGCGGTGTTGTTGGAGGAGGCGGTGGAGTCCATGATTCATCTAGATCAGGATTCTTAAAGTTCAACCAGTTAGGTGCTGACCCTGTTGAAGTCCATGTAGAAGTAGGCGTTACAGACGCTTGAACTACTGGGGGAGGGGTAGGGCTAGGGCTAGGAGTTCCTTGGATGGCGTTTAAAGCTGTTCCTACACCCTTCTTACCGATAACTCCACCGATGCCACCAACAATCAACAGAACAATGTCGTTCAGCATCTTGGTATATGCCATATCAATCGGGGCCATGGTCTTGATTGGCTGCGTCACAAAGGTAACTGAGTACAGCAAAGCAATAACAATAAAGCAAAGAATCAATGTGACCATGACGACCACAAAGCCCCACACGTAGGTTTCTACTTCTTCAATTGTTGGTCTTTGTTTCTGGCGGGACATCGTTAACCTTCTTTTCAAGAATTGGAGCTACCAAGTATTCAGGACAAGTCTGGGTAAACAGACACTTAGGCTTTTGACAACTAGTGTGAACAAAGTTATCAGGGTTCTGGCAGAAGTACCGATAGCGGTCTTCGCAGCCAGCTAAGAACAATACTGATACTAAAAAGATATATTTCATGCGTACACATCCACAGAGTTAGGTCTTGCCCATTTTTGCTGTTGGATCTGCTGCTCTTTCTGGTGGTTCAGCCTTTGCAATTCTTGCAAGTTCTTTTGGTGAATAACCTGTTGGGCTTCTTTAAGCATGTTGGCATTGGCCTGATAAGGAGTAATTTTCATTTCCCAAGCCCCACCTTTCCAAGTAATAGATTGACAATCCGGTCCGACAAGTCATCAGGCAAAAATCGGAGCAGACCTAGTAGCCACCAGATGACCAATAGGTAAACAAACACCTTCAAAAACATGTCGAATTGTTTTTGGTACTCATTCATTGCTCAACTTTGGATAAACAACTATCCAGAAAAAATAGTTTAAAGGAACAGCAGCCCAAAGTAATACATCAAAGTATGTCATCTTCCGCATCCTCCTTTAGGACACAAGCTCATCAACTCGTTAATGCCAATAAACACAAGAAGTAAAACAAAAGCAACACCACCAATGATCATGGCGATCTCATTCATTTCTTGTTCTTTTTCCTTGGCCTTCTTTTCCTCGGCTCTCAATGCTGCCATCTCCTTGGCATCATCCCTGTCCATCTCAGCTTGACGGGCCTTGATTTTGTTCCAGACATCGATCTTGCCGGTCTGCATAAAGAGCATTTTTAGCTCTTCCTCAAAGGCTCTGGCTTGCTCTAGCGCCATTTCAATCTGCAGGGCTGCTCCCATGTTGGAGCCTTTTTTCTCCCTCTTGGCCTGAAGCATGGCCTTCGTTGCTTGACTCTTAGCGTCAAACATCTTACCAATCATAGGAGCAAGACCGCCTAAATCATTGGCGACTTTGCTGGCCTTTTTGACCATGCTGATGGCGCTTTGCAGGCCATTTAGCGCCG